ATTTTTTTTTAGTTTTCACACACACAAAATAACTCGTAAAAATTTTTTTATATTAGAAAAATCCATAATCTACTACTCCAAAAGGTAAGTAGTCACAAGGAACAAAATATAGTGTCACATCAAAATCATTGAGTTTATAAGTAAAGGAACTAACTCCTAATTTAGGATTACTCAATAACGCTTTTATAAGTGCACTATCAGCATAACAGTATATCATCCTTGGTAATTCTAAATTTTGCTCTGCTTTTTCATGTAATTTATTAGTTATGTCATCTACTACTGTACTAAGTAATTCTTTACCTTTAATTAAGTTTATCATATCAATCTTGGTTGGTTACACATATAAAACGTAGTAAAGTAGATGGTATATCTACACATTAACAAGCATTAACTATTATATAAAAGGCAATAAGTAAATAGTTAAAAACTGTTAATTATAGTACAAGTTAGTACAACCTAAGTAAGAACATATACGTTTATAGGGGAGTAAGAGGGGTTAGTAATTACATAGTATATACATACTAATTAACTAATAATCTACTCTTACTTTACTAATTACTTTATAATAATTATATACTATGGCAAATAAGATATTAAATACTAGTAAGAGACAACCAATCGCATATCCAGGTAAATATGTAGATGTAAATGGTAAAGACTTTTTCTTAGTAATGGAAACAGATCAAAGTAGCTGTAAAGGTTGTGCTTTCCTGAATACAGGATGTGATGCAAATAGAACTGCTTACTGTACTCAGGGTTATATTTTCAAAGAAGTAATTTTAGATTTAAATAAAAAGTAATGTACATATACGATAAAGAGTTAGCTGAGATTATTAAGAATAATATACCAGTTGAGATAAATAGTAAACAGTACTTAATTGAAGCTAATAAGTCTGGTAGTTGTGATGGCTGTGCATTTGGTGATCTAACAAAGTGTCCTTCTAGAGCTGTACATTTTTGTTGCTCAAATGGTGGAAATATCCTTAAAGAAGTGAAACATACTAAGAAATAATACGTTTATAATTACATGGAAGATAAAATACTAGAAACAGTTGTAAACAACTTGGAATATACATTTGAGAAAGATGTATTAGTTAAGCCTTTAGAACCAGTAATGGTTAAGAAAGATATCATTACACAAATTCCAACAGGTGAGAAAGATGAAGATGGATTTGAGAAGTATGAAACTAAGACAGAGACTAAAGATGTTGAATCTGAATTCTTAAAGGGTGTAGTACTTGCGTTACCTACTTGTCTAACTACTCCTGAAGAGTCTACATATAAGGTTGGAAGTACTATAGTATATAACAAGAAGTTTGCAAAAGACTTTGATTTATATAAGAATAGTCAATTGGTTAAACCTTACGACGTGATTGCCGTAGTTAATAAATAATGGCACATTAAAATATAAATTTTTCATAATTAATTAAATTAATTATTTAAAGGTAGCTTTCAAAGCTACCTTTTATTTTATCTATACTTTAAATGTTAAAGTGTGTTAACTAAAATTAACATTGTTGCTACACTCTCGTTTTATAGTCAGTTATGGAAGACATACTAGTAGTACTGTTATGTGCTCTTATGATCACACTAGCAGTCAAAGGTTTAAATAAAAAAGATTAATAATATGAATAGTTATAAAGTAATTAAATCATTTGCAGCAGCGCGTAAAGGTGATATGCTTGAGCCTAACGAAAAAGGTTTGTTGGTTCTTAATGTTCAGGATAAATTCAGTAGTAGATTTGTTGCTGTAGATGAAGATACCGCAAATGAATTGGTTGAGAAAGGTTACTTGCTTGAAATGAAATCATCTAACAATGATACTAGACTTGAAGCTATCAAAGATTTCTGTGATACAATGCTTCAGAAATATGATAGTGATTTAGATGAAGTATTGAGTAAGTATAATGAAGGTCTTATCCCTACTTGCGTTAAAGTAGAAGCAGAGACTGTTTATTATAATATGACCAAATTGCTTGATAAAATTAAGGAATTAGCAAAATGAATAAACTGGTAAAGCAAGTCAATAAGACTGACCTTTACAAAGAATTCCTTACTTCTCTAAATGGAGTATTGCAACTTACTGACAGGGAGCTAGAACTTATGACTACTTTGGTCGAGCTAGACGTTAATTACGAAAAGCTCCCTGGTCATAGTAAGAATGTAATTAATACAGAGAATAGAAAATATATCAGACAAAAACTTGGAATTACTCCAGACAATTTAAGTCGATATATAGGGAGATTCAAAGAAAAAGGTCTGTTAGTGCAAGGAAAAGTGGAGGATGAAATTACTGTTAATAAGGCAATTATACCTGAAATAATTGGTGATAGAGTCCAAATCACTTTAATATTAAGATTGAAAAATGAAACAAATTGAAGTTAAACCAGGAACTATATTCTTAGGTAAAGAATATAAATGGTATGAAAAGATTTGGTCATTTATTACTAGAAAAAAGTTAGATTATAATAAGTTTTACGTATTCGACGAAACAATGTCAATGATTGGTAATCCAAGAACATCTCGCCTAGTACTGTTAGAACCGAAGAAGAAATACTCTAACAAAGAAGTAACTAAGTTACGGTTACTTAACCGTCTAGGTTGGATAGACAGAGCTGAGGATGTTTTAGCTACTATTAATACTATCAGACCAAATACTGTAGATAGTAATAAAGGATTAAATCAATTACTTACTAATAGATTCTACAATATTAGACATCTTTCTGATGAAAAAGAATACACAGAATATATACCAGCAACTAAGTAAGAAATACAATCTACCACATCAAGTAATAGAAGTAATATGCAATCATCCTTTTATGTTTGCCAATAAGGTAATTTCTGATGAAGAAGATACTAGAACACTGATGTTCTCTTACTTAGGTAAGATAAAGATTAAGAAGAAGTATGAAGACGATAAGAAGAGTGAAAGTAAAAGACCTAAATTAGGATCTGCGGACACAGCTAGTTGAGTTAATGGTCTATTACAAAATGTCTTATCCTATAGGCTTACATAAAGAATGTGAGATACAATTAGATGATAAAAGCAATAGGATAATTACTCCTGATGAAGAATATTACCTTGATGATCATACTTACTGTTACTTATATATGTTAAGTAATGAAGTAATAGCAAATATATATAGAAGATTAAATGAAGAAAACGAAGGCTAAAATAGTTGCATACGATCCTGAGATATATCCGGTGTATTTATATGTTGGTACAGCAGAATGTTTGAATGAAGCTAATAAGTTGTTTGATGGTTATGATACAATGCAAGATGCTTCAAATGATCAAAATTCAGGAGATATCGTAATATCAAACGATAATGTAGATGGCGTAACAGTATGTGTTAGAGAAAAGAAAACAGGTGCAGTTGGCTTACTTGTTTTGATCAACACTAAATTAGCTAAAGAGACAGTATCTGAAGTAGTTCCACATGAATCAGTTCATGTTGCAGATGGCATATTCGATTACTTAGGAATAGTTAAAAGTAACTACGAAGCAGGTAATGAACACTACGCTTACTTAGTTGGTTGGGTTGCAGGAAGAATTAGTAATTACTTAATTAATTACACAAATAAAGAAAATAATAATGGAACAGACAATGAAATTTGAAGAACCAGTATTGAAATTTAAAAAACTTAATTATGTTGAAGGAGTAGATGAAAACGGTACTCCAATTATTAAAGAATCACAAGGTGTATTACCAGTCAGAGCACATGATACAGATGCTGGTTATGACATTGTATGTACTAGATTAACTCAGGAATTAGACGAAGCTGGTAAAGTAGTACTAGTATATCATACTGACGTAGCAGTAGAGCTTCCTCAAGGTATGGTAGGTTTCCTTCTAATGCGTAGTTCTGTTTCTAAGAAGTCAATCATGTTAACAAATTGTGTTGGTACAATTGACCCTGGTTATAGAGGAGAGTTAATGATGAAGTTCAAACTTACTACAGATGCACTTCCTAGAGTATACCAAATTGGAGATAAGATTGGGCAACTGGTAGTAGTACCTTACTATAAAGCTACTCCTGTATTTGTTGAAGAACTAAGTAGTACCGATAGAGGTGAAAATGGCTATGGAAGTACAGATAAGAAAGAGAAAAGTGGTACAGATTTGATTTTAGAAACTAAAGAATTGGCAAAAGATGAACATAACACTGGAGAGCCTACAACAGGAAATAGCGAAATATCAGGAGATAATCGGTAAGTATAGAACTAATCCTGAATATGTAAATCCTAACTGTCCACTGGACACAGCTATAGAAATAGTAGATAGACTTACAAGAGAGTATTATCTGAATACTAGGAAGATATGATAATCATAACAGAAAGCATGATGTATTTATGGATTGCTATGATAATAGGTTGTGGAGTATTCTACTTATGTAATAAAATACTAAAATAAACAATATGAAAAATATAATTGACGGCAAATTAAAAGTATGTATTACTGGTGACAATATGGAAAACATACAGGTAAGAGAACTAGAGAAAAAGTGCGGTTTCTATATTGATGAAACATACATTGCTGAAGAAGACGGAGAAGTACTTATCGATGGAGAACTAGTTCCGTTTAAAGCAGGTGATATACTAGCAATATATGGTACATGGGTTAAAGGTAACAGCGATGGATTAGAGTATCAGACAATTGTTATTCCTAGTACAGATCAGTTGGCTATTTCGTTAAAAAAGACTATAAAAAAGACTATTAATGAAGCAGCTTCATGAAGAAAATCCACCAATTGAAGAGGATTTTAACCCCTGGAGTGATAAAGATAGAGCCGTATGAAGCTATTTGACATACTTGGAGGTAAAGTAGTAATACATTCAGATGCTTTAGGTATCCCATGCTTTAAAAAGGTATGGGATGCTGACAAGCCTGATAAAGAGCATGCTACTAATATAATCAGTTACATAGTATTAAAGAATAAATGGGATAGTCCATATGTACTTAGTTCTGATAAAGAGAATATTGAACCAAGGCTTAAGAAACAACTACTAGGTGATGCTAATTATAAGCTGACTCCAGATGAAATACAATGTGAAAAAGAATTCATAGGATTTCAAAATACTAATACTTTACAAATGCTAACTAATATGCGATTGAAGTTAGATAGTATTAGTAAGTACTATAGAGACTCACTAGATGAAATACTAGACGAAAAGAAGATTAAAGATATTCTAGCTGGTATGACAAGTGTAGGCAATGTTTATAAATCATTAGACTTACTTGAGAAAGCAGTTAAGAGTGAAGAGTTATCTAGTACTAAAGTAAAAGGTAATGCTGAGATTAATCCTTATGAATTAAATTAATTTGTTTAAAAAAAACATTACATGGAAACTAGTATAAAATTAAGCGTTTTATTGAGTATTAACACTGAAAATAATATGAAGAACAATTTTACAATGCCGGACGTAGTTCTGGATCTTACAGACGAGAATAAAGATATTTTTGAAGCTATTGCAGAATGTGAAGCTAAACGCCAAGATCTGTTGCATTCTCCGTGGTATAAGAGAATCTTTAAACCTGTAAAACGTAGTTTGAAGAAATAACTATTCAATAGTAAAGTTATGACTGGACATAGCTTGAGTGTCTTGAAAGAAGTCAAGCATATACTGCCCTATGGTGTACCGGCTGTGCACATCTGTCTCTAAAACAGAAGGTCTCCGTTCGACCCGAGAGTAGGGCTACCAATAGATATTGAAGATGAGCGCGCATTAACGTAACCACCTAAGTCACTTACTATTTGATCCAATAGTAAACACAGCTAATGATGGTCCTAATCGTAAGTAGGCACTTTTATAGAGTTAGTGGTATAACTCTATTATGGCGGGATGTAGCAGTTGGTAGCTAGTCAGGCTCATAACCTGAAGGTCGTTGGTTCGAGTCCAACTCCCGCAACATTTAGGGAGGTTAAATACCTCCCTTTTCAATATTTAAATATGGAAGACAGATAGATAGTAAGCAAGATTGATTTTTATAAGCCTATTAAGAATAGCAATAAGTTCAGAAAGCCAGCTCTATAGTACATAGAGACTGGCTCTTATTGTTCCTACCCTAAGAATACTACAGAGTATTTTCAATTCTGGGATAAGGAAATTAGATATTGTATAGATGGTTATACTGCTGAAGATGGTGATTGGATAAGCGGGTATAACTATTTTTATTTGAACTATTGTCCTATCTCTAGAGTAGTATATGAAACCTATACAGATAGATTTGGTAATCAAAAGAAACGTAAAGTAAAGAAAGTAGAATTTGCTGATTTCTGGGATTATGATTACTATTATTTTACTGCTATATAGGAAGCCGAAGAATCAGGTACGCACATGTGTGTATTAAAAGCCAGACGTCGTGGTTACTCCTTTAAAGGTGCAGCTATGGCTTGCCGTAACTATTATCTAATACCAGATAGTAAGACATATATATATGCATCAAATAAACAGTATCTTACTGAAGATGGTATTCTTACTAAAGCGTGGGACTACATGGACTTTATTGATAAGAATACAGCTTGGGGTAAGAAAAGATCTGTTAATACTTAGATGCGTAAACGTGCAGCAGTTAATGTTAAAGACGAGTATGGTAATGAAATAGAATTAGGTTACAAATCCGAAATCATTGGTGTTACTCTAAAAGACAATCCTGACGTAGTACGTGGTAAATCTGGTAAGCTTATCTTATTTGAGGAAGCAGGTTCATTTAGTGAACTAGGTGCAGCATGGCAGATTGCTAGACCTTCTGTAGAACAAGATGGTGTAGCATATGGTCTTATGTTAGCATTTGGTACTGGCGGTGATCCGTCTTCAGCATTTGATACATTGAAGGATATGTTCTACAATCCTAAAGGCTATAACTGTTTAGGCTTCTAGAATATATGGGATGAAAACCCAGGAGATAAACCATGTGGATTCTTTGTACCACAGTATACTAATATATCTGATGTGGACGATAATGGTAATCGTCTGTATATGGATGTAGATGGTAATACTTTGCATAAAAAGTCTATAGACAGAATATTAGACTTACGTAGAGATGTAATAGAAAATGCTACTAGCACTACAGCTGTAGATAGATATGTAGCAGAGCGACCCATTACACCTGCTGAAGCAATGCTCGAATTTAATGGTAATATCTTCCCTAAGAAAGAATTACAAGCACATTTAGCTATGATTCGCACCAATCGTAGCCTACAAAATCACAAACAAGTAGGCGATTTAGTATTTGGTGAAGATGGTTTACTTAAGTGGATACCTAAGAAGAGAGGCGATATTACTAAATATCCGTTAAGTAAAGATGATGATCCTACTGGTTCAATAGTAATATGGGAACACCCAGTATAGGATGCACCTGTTGGATTATACATAGCTGGTATGGACCCATATGACCATGATTAGGCTGGTACTAATTCATTAGGCTCTATGTTCATTTACAAGCGATTCTAGAGCTTTGAAGAGTATTACGATATAATTGTTGCTGAGTATACTGGAAGGCCTTCTACAGCAGAAGAATACTACGAGAATGCACGTAAACTATTACTTTACTATAATGCTAGATTAATGTATGAAAATGAGCGTAAAGGTATATTCCCATACTTTACTGCTAAACATTGTGACTACTTACTAGCAGATCAACCTGATATTATTAATGACATTGTTGGTAACTCTAAAGTATAGCGTAGAAAGGGTTGTCATATCAATAAGTAGATTAAGGACTGGGGTGAAGGTATGATAAAAGATTGGCTTAATGAAGAGTATGCTCCAGGCAAAAAGAACTTAACCAAGATACTATCAGAACCGCTATTGGAAGAACTTATAGGTTATAATGACAAAGGCAATTTCGATAGAGTGTGCGCGTTAATATAGCTAATGATTTATAAAGAGCAACTACATAATTTAGTTGTTAAAGAAAAGACTAAAGAGAATAGGAATAGGATATTATTTGATGGACCAATATTTGCGCAACAGTGGTCAGATGAACCAAGTATGCCTAACCTATTTAATGATTCAAATACGTATACGTTTTAATTATGAATAACATTAACATATTTCCTGCATAGAAAGTACCTATGTCTAAGAAGACCAAGGAATGGAAAGAAAGCTGCGTGGATTATATTATCGGTCACAGTGCCTCTTCCAGAAATGGTAATGGTAGGAGTAGGGAAGAAGAGATGCAGACATACTATGATCTGTATAATAGTATATACAATGAAAAAGATCTAAAGTATGTTACTAACCCATTTAAACAAGACGATGGGTTTCCTGCAACTGCTTAGGATTATAACATTATTAAACCAAAGATAGATCTATTACTTGGAGAAGAGACTAAGCGTCCATTCAACTTTAGAGTAGTAAGAACTAGTGATATTGCTACTAGTGATCTATAGGATAAAGCCAAACAATTACTTATTGATTATGTATAGGCATCTATTATGTCTAAGCTTGGTCCCGAAGAGTAGGCTAGATATCAAGAGGCTTTACAGTCTGGTGAGATAATGACACCTGAGTAGATACAGAAATATTTAACAAAAGATTATAAAGATATTGCAGAAATTGCAGCACAGCATAGTCTAAACTATTTGAAGCAGAAGTTAAATGTTACACATGAATTCTTCAAGGGGTGGAAGGATGCATTGATAGCTGGAGAAGAGATTTACTATGTAGGAGTAATTAATGGGGAACCTTATGTTGAAAGAGTAAATCCACTGAGTTTCAGTTATGAACAATCTGCTGATTTAGAATTCATTCACGAAGCATCTTGGTGCTGTCGTAAAATGAATATGTCTGCTACTGAGATCTATGACAGATTCTATGATAAAATGTCAGAGAAGTAGTTAAACGAATTGCTGGATATGATGGATGATGGTACTAGAGGAGGACTGAATCCACAGGTTCGTAAGACATCTTTAGACTATCCACATATTAAAACTAGAACTATTAATGGTTTTAGTTCTAATCCATTTCAAAATGCTGATAATATCAACGTATGGCATTGTTGTTGGAAATCGTTTAAGAAGATTGGATTTGTTACTATAATTAACCCTGAAACTGGGGCAGAAGAGGAATTTGAGGTAGATGAAAGTTATAAGGTTACAGGTAGGGAAGTTAACGTAGAATGGACATGGATTATCGAAGTATGGGAAGGATACAGAGTTGGAGAAGACCTGTATATAGGTATACAGCCAGTTGAGTATCAACATATCTCAGCTGATAACCCTAATTCGCAAAAACTGCCTTATACTGGCGTAGTATACAACAATACCAATAGTTCTCCTAGGTCCTTGGTTAGTATGATGAAACCATTACAGTATATGTATATTGTAATATGGTATAGACTTGAACTAGCAATGGCTAGAGATAAAGGTAAAGTGGTAACTATGGATATTACTTAGATACCTAAAAGTATGAATATTGATGTAGCAAAATGGATGCATTATTTAGGTGCTTTAGGTGTTAACTTTGTAAATCCGTATGAAGAAGGATGGGACATACCTGGTAGAGAAGGTGGTAAACCATCACAGTTCAATCAGATTACCGCGTTAGATCTTACTATGGCTAATACTATTGATCAATACATTAATCTGATGGATAAGATTGAATCAATGGTATCTGAGATTACTGGTGTTACTAAACAAAGAGAAGGAGCAATTTCATCTAATGAATTAGTAGGTAATGTTGAAAGATCTGTAGTACAATCTGCTCACATTACTGAACCATTATTCTGGGTTCACAATCGAGTAAAGAAAGAAGTATTAAGTATGTTACTCAATACTGCTAAGTTTGCATGGAAGGATAGTGATAAGAGATGTGTACACTATGTATTAGATGATGCTACACGTGCATTCTTGACTCTTAATGATGACTTCTTCTATGAAGATATGGATATCTTTTTGGATGATTCTACTAAGAATCAGCAACAGTTAGAAGCGCTTAAACAGCTTATGCAACCAGCTATGCAAAATGGTGCTAGTCTATTAGATATTGCTGAAATCATTACAATGGATAACATTAATATGATTAAGAATCGCTTAGAAGATATTGAACAGAAGCGTATGGAACAGCAGCAAGCTTTGGAAGAGCAGCAAGCTCAGAGAGAACAGCAAATGATCCAAATGCAGAATGAAGTTAAGGAAGAGGAATTGATGATAAAAGAAGCAGAGATGGATCTTGAAAAGTATAAGATAGACGCAGATAATGCTACTAAAATTACAGTTGCTCAGCTTAATGCATATAGAGGTTTAGAGGATCAAGATCAGAATGATAATAATATACCTGATACTATGGAAATAGCTGCACAAGCTTTAGCTGAACGTAAGTAGGCATCTGAAGAAGCAGGTAAACAATTTGAATTCAATGCTAAGCTACGCGAACAGTAGATGAAAGAGAAGATTGAAGATAAGAAGATTCAGCTTGAAAGAGAGAAATTGACAGCTGCTTAGAAACTACAAAAACAAAAGGATGAAGCAGCTATGCAAAGAGAAAAACTTAAAGCAAAAACATCCCTGAAAAACAAAGTGGTAGGAGAGAAGTAATGGAAAAACTAGATCAATAGATAAGTGTAGTAAATAATAGATTATTACTACCTTTGAAAGTAAATGGTAAATCTGTATACTTCTTAGTAGATACTGGCGCTTCTATTGCTTTGGTGGATATAACAAAAACTAAAGAATTAGGATATAAACTTGGCAGTAAACTATCTTCTACTATTGTAGGAGCAGGTGGAGAAGCATCAGAAGTTTATCATACTAAAGATTTAGACGTAGACTTAAATGGTCATAAGTTGTATCAGTTTGTAGCTACTAATATAGATAATATAAAGAAGTCTATTAAACAAAATACAGATTATGAAATATTTGGTATACTTAGTCTGAAACAGATGCAAGATATTGGTATGATTATCGATACTGCATCTGGTAACATTTACTTTAAAGAAAAGGAGAATTAATTATGGCATGTGGAGGAAAGAAATCTGGCTCTACCAAAGGTAAAGGTGGAAAGAAAAGTAAGTAATTATGAACAGATAGGCATTTAAACAAAGAATGCAAAAGTATAAAGCATATAAGGAATAGAATCCTGATGCTCGTTATCTATAGTGGAAAGAAGCATTACCAAAAAATCTACAGGATGACACCAGCTATAATCTTCGTAGAGCTTATGAATTAGATTATGAACCTATAACTGTAGAAGGTGATACTTTAAAACATTTACCAACTAGAGATTGGAAAACTGGTGAGATTCTAAAGAAGCCTTGGCATCCAACTTATACTATTGGATTGATGGAAGATGCTAGGCTAGGATATTATCCAAAGGTTGTTGATGGCACAACTTATACTACTACTTGGGAAGGAAATGAAAATTCCATCTTTAAGTATGAAGATGGTGGAGAAGTAGGTGGTAAAAAAGAACCACCTTATCCTTCTTTCTATAATGGTCGTAGAGTAAATAGATGGACAGGTGAACCTCTAGCTACAGGGGCTTTGAAGCCTGCTGTAGACCTTGAAGACTTTGCTAATCTAACTCCAGTAGGAGATGCAATTACAGTTAATGAAATGGGTAATGCTGCTGCTAAAAAAGATTGGAGTGGATTAGGTTGGGCCAGTTTAGGACTATTGCCTATAGTTGGATCTAAAGGTTCTAAAGTAATCAAGGCTGCTGTTAAAGGAGCAGAAAGAACTGCTGCAAGTACAATTAGTCGTGAAGTCCCTAAAGTAAATAAAAGCTCTGTACAGAAAGAGATGGATAGACTTTTACAGCAGAGAGAAATGTATAAAGCAATTGAAGGAGACGATTATTTTATATTAGATCCTTCAGATGCGGTTAATGCTAGAAACAGAGTAATAGAAAGCATTGACGATCGTACTATTAAAAGAGCTAAGAAAGTAGATAAAAAATATGGGACCAATTATGCTGGTTCTTATAAGAAACTACTTGAAGATTATCAAAATATGAATTAGGTAGATGTTCGTATGGATGATAGGTTATCAAGAGAAAGAGCTGGAGCAAAAGCAAAATTAGCATTAGACGAAGAATATTCAATAGGACGTGCAGATACTGATCCTGTTGATGACTATAGAAGATATGCAATAAGTCTGAATGCAGATGAAGTACCAACATAGGCACATGTTAGACACGAATTAGGGCATCTAACAGATATAATGCAGAATGATGGCATGCTGCATACTGATATAGATAATAACAAATTACTATAGGAATTGTCTGATCCTAATCAATTAGTTACTTATAAAGACTTTAGTAGCTTAGCCAAAAATATGGATCCGTTTACTTACTTCAGTTATCTGCGTAAAGGTACTGAAATTAAAAGTTTCATGAATCAAACCAGATAGGCTTTGATGAAAAGAGGTAAGTTGCGAAATTCAGCAGATCATGCAAATGAAAAAGTAATAGCAGAGTATATGAACAGTTTACCAGATGGTATGGGAGAAAAGATGGTTTATCAGTCCTTTAAAGATCCTAAAACATATAGGAGATGGTTCAACTCTATACCTACTGTTGGTTTTATTGGGGCTGCATACACCGGTAATAAATTATTAAATAGAGGTGATGACAATGGACAGTATATACCCAATATATCCGATACCAACTTATAAAAGTGGTGGTATCCATATAAAGAAGAAAAACAGGGGCAAATTTACAGCATCTGCAAAGAAAGCAGGATAGAGTGTACAGCAGCACGCGCACAGTGTACTGAACAACCCTAATGCAAGTAAACTACAAAAGAAGAGAGCTTAGTTTGCAGTTAATATGAAAAAACTAGCTAGAAAACGTAAAAACAAAAATAAATAATAAACAATATAGTTATGGAAAAAAACACATTGAATGGATTTGAAGTATTTAGTAATTTCAATCCTAATGTAGGTAAAAATTCTGATGATATTGACATAGATCCCAACAAGATTGAAGAGTCTTTTGAATAGATGTCTGATGAAGAGTTAGAGCAAGTAAAAAATATTGCTAAACAAAAGAAGACTCCTAAAATCGAAGATGATGAAGAGGAAGAAGTAATAGAGGACGAAGAGGATACTGAAGAAAAAGAGGAACCTAAGAAATCTAAGAAAGCTCCTAAACAAAAAGAAAAAGAAGTTGAAGAGGAAGAGGAAGACGAAGACGAAGAAGATGACTCTGATGATGAAGAAGAAGGAGATGTATAGGTTACTTCTTTCTTCAAAGCATTAGCTGAAAAGATGAACTGGGAAATTGATGATGAAGACGAAGTTCCTCAAACAGCAGAAGAGTTAATTGAGTACTTCCAAGAAGTAATTGAAGAAGCATCTGTACCTACTTATGCTAATGAAGAAGTAGCTAAGTTAGACGAGTTTGTAAGGAATGGTGGAGATATTCGTGATTACTTATCTATTGATGCTCCTCTAGATTTGGATGATATTGACATTGAAGACGATGAAGTAAATCAAAAAGCTGTACTTAAAGAATTCCTTAAAGAGAAAGGATTCAATAGTAAATAGATTGAGAAGAAACTGACTAAATATGATGAAGCTGGTATTCTTTCAGATGAAGCTGAAGATGCTTTAGAGGCTCTTAAAGGCATTAGAGAAGAAAAGAAACAACAGCTATTGGAGGATCAGAAAAAGCAGGCAGAGACTGCTAGAAAGAACCAACAGGCATTTTTTGACAACGTTGTCAAGGAAATAAAAGGCCTAGATAATATACGTGGTATTGCTATTCCTGCAAAGGATAAACATGTTCTGCTGGAATACATATTTAGACCTGAAGCTGATGGCAAAACTAGATACCAAAAGGATTATGCTAAGAGTATCAAGAACTTGATCGAGTCAGCTTATTTTACTATGAAGGGTGATACATTGCTAGACATAGCTAAAAAAGAAGGTAAAAAGAAAGCTATAGACAGTTTCAAGAACTCATTGAAGAATAATAGTGGTATCAATAAGAAATCACAGAAACAAGTAAAATCATCGGAAGATGATACTTCATTATGGTCATCCTTTGCACGCAAACTTCGTGTATAATGATATTAATAAATAAATAAAAATTACTAGTATTTTATGGATAATAATATTCTTAATAATTTAGTACTATACAAAGGCAAAAGATTTTCTGATCTGATTGACACAAATAAGATCTCTTATGCTTCACAGCAAAGTCCTTATCAGGTATCTACTATATTGTCTTATGTATTTGGTACAAAAGACAATGGTTATAGTACTTCTTTAGATATGCTTACCGGTGGTCTTGGAAACGTAATGACTATCGACAAAGCATCTTGGGAATGGCCTGTAATGATTGATGCAGATAGAGCTGTAACAATTAGAGATGCAAAATGGCAGGGAGAAGCTATTAGTGCTACTTCAACAGCTGGTTTAGGTAATACACCTATTATGTTGTGGTTAGAAGAGAATATGTTTGCTTCTGGTGCTATTCTTGAATTTGATAACAAAGAATTCCAGGTACGTGTTTCTGGAGCTCCTTATCAGGATGGTAACCTGTGGGTTTATACTTGCTTTGTAGCAGACGGTAAACCTTCTTCTTATATTCCTCATGATCTGTTAACAGCTGGTTGTCAAGTATCTCGTCTTGCTTCTGCTTACGAAGAGTACTCAGAAGAAGGTGATATCCTGAACTACAGCACTCACTTCAAGATGCGTAACTACCTGACTACTGTTCGTATCAACTACGATATCACAGGTTCTGCTTATTCAGATGTAATGGCGATTGCTCTGAGAGATCCTGCAACAGGCAAAACATCTTATTTGTGGGCTGACTATCAGGAATGGCTTGCACTTCGTGAATGGTATAAGAGAACTGAAAGAATGTTGGTTTACATGAAGTGTAATGTAAACAAAGATGGTTCTTGTAACTTGAAGGGTTCTAACGGTCGTCCGGTATTTATTGGTGCTGGTCTGCTCGAACAGATTGCTCCGTCTAACAGACGTTACTATACTCGTCTTTCTGCTGAACTGTTGGAAGATTTCTTAGCTGACCTGTCTTATAACTGTCTTGGTACTAACGAACGTAAGTTTGTTGCTTTGACTGGTGAAATGGGTATGCGTGAATTCGACCGTGTATTGAAAGAAAAAGCAACAAATATGAACTTGATCGATACAGTATTTGTAACAGGTTCTGGTGATAACTTGACTTTCGGTGGTCAGTTCAAGACTTATAAGATGACTAATGGTATCGAATTGACGCTGAAATACTTCCCGTTGTATGATGATACTACTTATAATCGTCAGTTACATCCTGTTACTCTGAAACCGCTGGAATCATATCGTATGACATTCCTTGATCTGGGTAGACGTGATGGTGAAGCTAACATTGTTAAAGTAGTTCGTAAAGATCGTGAATTCGTTACTTGGTATACTGGTGGTGCTGTTGCTCCGTCTGGATATGCTAAATCTAAAGATACTCTGAGATCTAATGGTAAGGACGGTTATACTGTATACATCCTGGGCGAAATGGGAATAATGCTCCGCGACCCCAGAGCTTGTGGTGAGCTCGTTATGCTCGCAGAATAAGTCTAAAATAAAAGTAACCTTATTATGAAAGCTGCGTTATATTAATATAAACTTGATTTATATTATGAACAGAAGTAACGAAGTATACAAAATAACTAATAAGGTAACTAATAAGATTTACATAGGGATAACTAACCAAGGTTCTGGTGCGAGATATCGCCATCATTGGTATGAATCTCGCATCGGGGAGCCTTCTCCAATTCATCGTTCTATGGCTAAGTATGGTGAGGATAATTTCACTTTAGAAATTATAGATTTTGCTGATACTTACGATGAATTAAAAGAAAAAGAAAAATACTGGATTAAACAATACAATTCTACAGATAAGTCTATTGGATACAATCTTACAGAAGGTGGAGATGGTACATTTGGAAGAAAACATTCTGAAGATACTAAAGAGAAGATTAGACAAAAAGCTCTTGGTAGAAAAGTTTCTGAAGAGACTAAAAAGAAAATGTCAGAAACAAGACTTGGTAAATGCTCAGATAAACAAAGAGAACATTTATTAAAGTTAACAGTAGGGCAAAGTAAAAAAATATACCAGTATGATACAGATTTTAATTTAATTGGAGAGTATAATTCTATTAAAGAGGCTAGTAAAATAACAGGAATTGATAGAAATACTATAGGAAGGCAATTAAAAAAAGAAGTAAACCCTGGTGATTGGAGAGTGAAATTTATATGGAAATCTGAAGAAATTAAACAAGCAGCCTGAGGCTAGCAGGCTGCATTCTTTACTAACTTGATAATCTAATATTAAATATTATGGAAATAATCGTTAGAATTGTAAAACAAAACCCCTGGACAAATTTAACCAAATGGGACAAATGTTTTGATTATATAGGTTCATACTGGACTAGATCAGGAAACTTATACACCGGATTAACAGCTGAAGACGCTGAAAGATTAGAAAAAGAATTAAAGTACGAACCAGGTACATTGTCACCAAGTAGTTCTTTCTGGGAAACATATGCAGTCAAAGTAGGTAAGAAGGATACTATTTTGAAAACAGAAAAACCTGAAGATGAACTTAAATATCTGTTCCTGAAAGGACACAAAAGAGTTGCAGACGGTATTAATAAACAGAACGCAGCTACAGATTACTTGCTGATTAATGCTACTAGTGAAGCTGAAGAGACTAATAAGTTCCATAAAATTAAGCGTGAGGCTTATAGAGAACTTGATAAGATGTCTATTGAAGATATGCGTAAGTGTTTACGTCTGTATGGTATTAAATCAGATAACCTTTCTAATGAACTTGTTGAGGCTAAGATGAATGAACAGATTGAATTGTCTCCAAATAAGTTTATGTTGAAATGGGTTAACAATCCTAATAAGGAAACTCAGTTCTTGATTGAGAATGCTCTTTCTAAGAACATCCTTAGACGTAACCGTACACAATACTTCTACGGTACAGAAATGATTGGAAATGGAATTGATGATGCTATTGCTTATCTGAATGATAAGAAGAATCAAGATATTAAGATGTCCATTCTCCAAGAAACAAAATCTAAGTAAATATGACAATAAAGGATTTACATATTGCTTTTAAAACTGGTGCTGATAAGAATGAAAAGGCAGTTGCGTTTGGTGGCTGCCCAGCATTCACACCAGAAGAAATTGATCAATTCCTAATGTAGGGATATGTTGAAGTATTATGCAATAAGTTTACTGGATCTAATGCCAGACAGGAAGCATTTGAAGGTAGTGTCAAAAGAATAGCAGATTTAGAAAGATTAGTAAAAACTGATAATGCTGTAGCTGTTACTTTTGACTCTAGTTCTAATGTACTTACTATGTCTGATTTCTTTAAAGATTCAAGTAATACTAACAACAGATTATTCTTTGTAAATGCAGTATTACACTTTGGCAGTAATCAGGCAAATGTAGATCTAGTAGATCATAAAGCAGCTGATAGGTTCCGTAAAACTTATAATAACGATCCCTGGATTCCAACACCTAAGGCTACTATTGCTGATAACTAGTTAAAGATATATATCGATACAACTAGTATGAAAGCTCCTTATACTGTTGACATTACTTATGTTAAATATCCTGAGAAGATTAATTACAAAGAATATAATAAGGATATTACAGAAGTACCTGAATACGTATTATATGAAGCAGTTAATAGAGCTGTAGTAATTGCTCTGGAAAACATTGAGTCTAGGCGTACAGAAACTAAGCTACAAATAAATAATTTACAAGAATAACATATTGTAGTTGCTACAAATAAATAATTTACAAGAATAACATATTGTAGTTGCTACAAATAAATAATTTACAAGAATATGTCAGCACGTGAAATGTAGGTTGAGTTCGAAAGACGAATTACATTAATGAATCCAGACTTTGAGTTGAAAGAAAAACTCACTTCTGATACTATCTTTTCCTTCTTGAACGCTTATACTGAAAGATATGTAAGAATAAATTACCTACAAGAAGACTAGGTATTAGATGGAACTAGAGCTCAGAAAAAGAATGCAGATGCATTAAAAGGATTGATTGTAAGAGGTCTTTACGAAGTAGATGCTAAAGACGCTAAGAATACTGATAAAGTATCTGATAGAGTCAAATTACCTGAAGATTACTTTCTGTATATCAGAAGTAACAGCATGATCTCTAAGAACTATAAAATAGAGAATGAGATCACCAAAGAAAATGAATATGTTATTACTCCTAATAAGACCATTAGAGAGGATGATGTAGAGAAGATAATTTCTACTTACTATAACAAAGCAATCATGCTTAATCCGTATGTAGTGCTTAATGCTGGTAATAATGCTGATACATAGAAAAACATTTACATTAATATCATACACGACGAATATACTGTAATTAAGAAACTTGATTTAGTATATTATCGTAAACCAAAGAAATTTGATGTAATTGGCGTTGATGGCGTTAATGTATTAAATAAATGTGAATTACCCGATAACGTACATATGGAGATTGTAGAAGGCGCAGTAGAAATGTTTATTACTGAGGCTAGATATCGTCTTAACATGAAACAAGACTAATTATGAAATACATTGCCCTGCAAGAAGCATTTGAATTAGAGATTAATAAGTTAGATGATAACTTAAGTAAACCTACTACAAATACTACTGAATACTTTTTAAATGCTGGTCTAGATAAGTTCTGGAAGACTCGTTACTCTGCTATGAATTATAAGAGAGAAGGGTTTGAATAGACTGAAAAGCGCATCGACGATCTTCGCACTTTAGTACAAGAAGAATCATTTGAAAATGCTGCTATTACTACAGTAAATCCCTCACTGTATACAGTAACATTGCCAGAAAACTATGTACTGTTACTTGGTGATACTGCTGGCATACAGCCTGCTGATGGAGTAGATATACCTTGCTGGGAAAAAGATGAAGAAGGTAATTATATAGTACATTATACAGATACTATAGAAGGTACCATAGAAACTGTAGATAGAATCAAAGAGAATTCACTATCAGAGTATCATCTACATTATACTAAAGCTAGACCTATTAAGTTGATCGCTAGAGACTTAATTAAACTATATACGGATGGTAAATATAAAGTAAGTAAATATACTATTAGTTACATCCGCAAACCAAACAAAATAGATATTCACAAAGAACCATTTGCTGAATATACAGATATGCCTGAACATACATAGTTAGAGATAGTAAAGTTAGCAGCTTAGCTATACTTAGAGAATCAGGCTAATCCAAGATACCAGTCATATAACAATGAAGTTAATGTGATGGAATAAAGAATAAGCGCTTACTGACGTGGAAATCAAACTTTTAAGTTAGGAAAGTAGAAGGTAAGCATGTTAAACAAGAAAGCGCTTAATTAATGTTTAACTAATAATTAACTATGGTAGATAGTAGTTCAGATACTAAATACATTTGCAGTAAATGTTTGTTATATTTAAGTGCAGATAACTATAGTCCTTGCAAAAGAGCTAAGCGCAGAGATGGGCTTAGTTATATTTGTAAGAAATGTCAAGCTAATGAACAAAAGTAGAGAAGAGAGCAAATGCTAGAATCAAATACTTTGGATTACTTGTTAAAGAAAAGACTATACGATGCCTTAAATAGAGCTAAACTTAAAAACATGTACTGTGACATAGATATAGAATTCATGCGGGATCTGTGGAATAAATAGAAAGGTAAATGTGCTCTAACAGGTATACCTATGACTATTGATAAGCACGGAAGAACAAACACTAACGTATCTATTGATAGAATAGACTCTAATAAAGGATACACTAAGGATAATGTTCAACTAGTTTGCTCTGCAATAAACTTTATGAAATCTAATCTAGTATTATCGGAATTTGAGTATTATTGTAAAGCTGTTGTTGATTATAAAAAAAATAACTAATATGATTACTAAAGTTGGTACCGTACTTATCGGTAAAAATTGTCCTACTGATTATACTACAGCTGACGCTTTGGCTGCTGGTGATGTAGCAATGTTTGATCAAGATAGAAAAATTATCAAAACAGCTGCTGAAGCAGTAAAAGCTAGTACGCTGTATATTGGTGTAGCACAGGATAAAGTAACTGTAACTAAACCTGATGGCAGTACTGAACAAAAAGCGAACATTGAATTTTCTAATGCAATTCAGAAAGACTCTAATCCGTCTGCTGTAATTGGTGAATACGAAGCTCCAGTTCAGGAAAAAGTAGTTATTACTTTGACTAGTGCTACTATTATAGCTGGTAACCGTTATGTTCTGCGTATCGTTTACAAAGATATGTATGAAGATCCGGGACAGTTTACTCACACTTACGAAGTATTTGCTACGTCTGCAACAGCTAAAGATCTTGCAGATGCGCTTGTTAAAAAGATCAATAAACACGCAAACAGAAGAGTTTCGGCTTCTAATAGTGAAGCAGTTATTACTTTAACTGCTATGGAAAAAGATGACAATGAAGGTGTATATTCTATCAATGAATACAGTGTTGTATCTATGGAAGTTAGTTTATACGAAACAATTCCGGGTGCTTTATTGAGCAATTTCCCGAAAGCGGTTGCTGGTGCAACTATTGTTAAAACTGCTGGTAAAGCTGGTAAAGGTTATTGGAAACAAGTTAGAGATAGAGAAGCACGTCAGATGGGTTACAAAGGACATGTATTTACAGGTACATATCCTGAAGTAGAACAGGCTAGAAAAGTAGTTGCTGGTGATACTTATGACTATGCTACTATTGAAAATGATAACTTGTATCTGAGCAATGATAACCAGTACATTAAGACTACTCCGATCTTAACCGAATTATATGTTAAGAAAGGTACTACAAAACTTGCTGAGACAGTACTTGGTAAAGGTATCAAGAGCTTCATTACCGGGACAGCCGTAGAATAATATTAAATTTCAGTGTACCGTAAAGGGGGTTAGGGGTAAAACCCTAACTCCCTTTTTTATTTAAGTAATATGGAAATAACTAAAACAGAAACAACAATTGAGATCAAGCTGAAGTCAGCTATGAATGTAACAGCAGTGTATGTAGATAACTTGGATAACTTTAAGAATGCTTATTCAGCTGTAGTTACTAATCATACTCAAGCAACTGTAAAAGAATTCGGTAGTGTGACTGAAATCAGTATACCATTTGAAGAAGGTACTTCTACAAGTGCATTTACTGTTACTATTAGTACCGCTGATGGAGTATAGGAAGTTGGTTTTTACTATGACAAAGATCAACTGTATTATGCAGAGATTGATGTTCTAACTAATCATTGTAATACTTGTTTAGATAAACAGCAAAAAGAAAGAATGGCATTATTTATACTTAAGAAAGATCTGTTAGAATATGCAGAACAGAATAATATGATAGACAATGCTGTTAACTTTTACATAGACTTGGATAGAATGCTAAATTTAAGTAAGTTATCTAGATCAGTAGATACTTACAATACTGTAATTAGAGGTTGTAATAAACAGTGTAAATGCTGTTGTAATGGATCTTGTGCAATATGAATAAAGACACATATATAATCGGTGCAGGTCTAAATTATGAAACTAAAGTAAATCTAAACTATAAGAAATGGTACATGCTTAACTTTGTATGTGCTGAGCATATAATGTAGTTATTGGATGATTCTAGAAGTAGTAATCTTTCATATGAATAGATTGAAAGACTTAGAATGCACATTAAAAAACTAATAAGATATGACTATAGACGAACTTTACCAGTTAGTTAAGTAGATTCAAGCACAAGTAGAACTTAATACACTTGCAGTTCAAAGTATATCTAATCAACTTAATACCTATACTCCATTATCACAATTCTATAATGTAAATAATAAAGTAAATGGTTATGATGCTACTCTAACTGATATAGCTAATAAAGTAGCCACGTTGTCTTTAGATCTATCTAAAGTGAATAAACTGTCTACTATGTTAGATACTAATATTAAAAATGCAGCCATAAATGATATACTGTAGTTTGACGGTGATAGGTGGACTAATGTTAAAGCAAGTGGAATTGTAGGTGGTGGTGGAGTTAACAAACTAGAAGATCTGTCAGACGTTAGAATAAGTAACAAATTAGATAAACAATCTCTAGTATGGGATAACACTACTAGTAAATGGATCAACTATACTGTATCAAGTGGTGGTAGTGGAGGAGCAGGAGGTCTGGACGTTACTGCTATGTGGCAAGAATTGGCTAAAGCAGACTCTAGTAAGACTATAAATCCAAGTCACATTACTGGATTTGTACAGTCTACAAATGGAACTGCTACTAACCTAACAGTAAATACTTTAACTACTAGTGGAAATGTAAGAATGGCTAACGGTAGTAAACAGCTTAGCTTGACTACTTCTGGAGTAAGTGTTAATGGAGATCTTACTTCAACTGGAGAAATAACAGCATACAAACTAGCGTAAAAATGAATAGAAATAACATATATACAGTTAATCCATTATATAATGGTTCTACTACTTAGGCTACAGGAGATGATTCTGTACAAAGTGGTGGAACCACTATTATTTATCAATAGGGTGGTGGAACTGGTCTAACTGATGCTTAGAAATAGAAACTAGATGGTATTTAGGAAGGAGCTGAAGTAAATCAGAACGCTTACTCAAAAGTAAGATTAAACGGTTCTGATACCTTAATAATAGAAGCAAAGAATAAAACTGATATACTTAATATGTCAGGAGTATACCCTATTGCTATTGCAATTAACGGTAGCGGAGGTCTTGATTTTACTGTATCATCAGATCAAACTAATACTAATGCTGTAGTAACACAATCTCAGTTACAAGCCGCTATAAAAAAATTACAGGAGGATAAGTATTGGAAAGTAGATGAAGATGGTAAGTTATATACTGAATTAGATGTATATTCTCACAAAGAAATCTCAGCGTATGGTGCTGGTACTGGTGGAGGAAGCACAGGTGGTGCAGGTGCATTATACGAATGTGCTGATGTGCTTAGAGATGGAGACAAAGTATAGGGTGCAGCAGTAGGCTCTATCCTATCATACAATGGCTCTCACTGGTATGCAATTCCACAATCAGCAATTGTTCCAGATCTTAGCGGTTATGCTACTAAATCGTATGTATCACAGGAGATTAATGACCTTATTGGTGGAGCTCCAGGTACTCTAGACACTTTAAAAGAGATTGCAGAAGCATTAGGTAATAACCCTAACTTTGCAACTACTGTTACTGAGATGATCAATAACATTGGTCTCAGAGTAGATCAAGTAGAGGATAGAGTTGTATCCTTAGAAGACATGTTTGAATGGGATAAATCTGCCAGTGCTTCAGATCCTAGTCTGTGGAGAATCAAAGCTAAAAAAGATCTATACGGTGTAGGAGAAATTAGTGCATATGGATATTCATTAGGTACTGTACCAACAGGTGCACAGTACATGTATGAACTGAAAGATGTACTATTTACAGAACTAACCTCAGGTCAATTGCTTCAATGGAATGGTACTAAGTGGATAAATATAGATAAGAATGCCGTAGGTCTCAATGAAACAGAGTTAGCTAAGTATCTTACTAATAATAACTACGCTAAGAAGTCTGATATTACTTGGGCTAATTTACTAAACAAACCTACTACTTGGGGATGGGCTAGTATCACAGGTAAGCCTACTACATTAGCAGGTTATGGTATTACAGATGGTGTACCTAATACAAGGAGAGTATCTGCCGGTAGTGGACTTGCTGGAGGCGGAGTATTATCTTCAGATGTAACTATATCATTAGGTACAATAGGAACTGCTGGTACATACACTAAGATTACTACAGATATGTATGGTAGAGTAGTATCTGGTACTACTTTATCTGAAGGTGATATACCTACGTTACAGATAAGTAAGATTAGTGGGTTGTAGTCTGCATTAAATAGCAAACTCAATATAAGCGATTTTAATACTTGGTTTACTATAAAGAAAGACTCACAGGGAAGAATTGTTAGTATTTAGGCTAACTACGATTTCTTTAGTGTAGGAGAAATTAGTGCATATGGTTTAGGCGAAACCCAACCATCTGTTACTACTCTTGCTGGATTAGATGATGTTACTATTACTTCACCAGCTAATGGGCAAACGCTTATATATGATTCAGCTACTTCACAATGGAAGAATGGAACTATTATTGGAGGTGGCAATATTTCTTTAAATGGTACTGTATATAAACCTGTTAATGGTACTATTACTTTACCTAATTTAGCTACACCTGGAGATATTACTACTGCTTTAAATGGATATGCAACACAGGCATGGGTAACAGATAAAAACTATGCCACCCAATCTTGGGTAAACGGAAAGGGATATGTTACGGCTACTGCTTTAGCAACTATGGGCTTTGCAACCCAAACATGGGTAAATTCACAGGGATTTCTTAAATCAAATTCTTTAGATAATTATGTAACTCTGAATACAATTCAGAATATTACTGCTGCTAAAACTTTTCAAGGTGGAATTGTGTCTACTACGTTTAGAAAATCTGACGGTACTGCTTCTCAATTCCTCAAAGCCGATGGTTCAGTTGATAGTAATGTGTATCTTACACAATCTTCAACAGACACCAGATACGTCCTTAAGACAGGGGATACTATGGGGGGAGACCTTCATGCTCCAACCGTTTGGGCAAATACCTTATGGGCTACAAGTACATTACGTTCAAATCTATTACTTACCGTAGGAGCATCAAATAACATTGTTGTTTCAAATAGAGCAGAATTACATCTAATTACACCTTCAGATAATCCTTCTGATTTATGGATGGGAGCTAACAATAGTAGACGTTGGTCTATTACAGCTAGAGGTTCTGGAGAGAACTATCAATTGGGAATTTATAATAACACCAGATCTAGTTGGAACGCTATCTTTAGAGACAACATTAATGACTTTTATGCTAAGACAGAAGTACGTGATACTTTCTTGGTCTTACCGACAACAGGTGGCGGTTATAATGAAGGTATTAGAATAGGAAATGCTTCAAATGGGTGGTCTAATATCCAGTTTGGAGCACAGAACGCATGGTATGGAATGATCAATGGTCAATGGGTAGTAGGTAAAAATCCAGCAAATTATTTTCAAGTATGTATGGCTGGAACTGAAACATCTAATACCACGAGACCAAGCAAAGGATTCTCTGTTGATACTAATGGCTATTTACATACTGGTTATATATCTGTGGAAATAAATACAGATAACCAAGGAGATTATTTTTATTCTTCTGATGATGCATTTCTTAGAAGGTCTGCTTGGTATATGGCTTTATCACATTTAAGCAATAAACAGCGAGTATTAGACCTTACCAGTTTAGACCAAAATAAGTGGTACCCATGTATTATTGGAGCACCCGCTCGTGGAGGAACACCTTTAAGAATTACTCTATTTAATGGACTTAGAGGCAATAAACCTACGTGGGGTTCACATCAACAAGGTTTTTCTTTATTGTTAGATTATGAAGTGACGGGTTCTGGTTGGGGAACAATTCCTATTGCTGCAAAATTAAATTGGTACGCTGGCTCTTTTGGTGGAGAAACTGCTTTCGGAGGAAGACAACAAAATGGGAGGGCTTCCACAGAAATTATATATTTACGTGGAGGAGGCATATATTATTATAGAACTACAAATGGCCTAGCACTTACAGTTCAACCAAATGGTTATACATGGAGTAATAGTTCGTATAATTATAGTGCTCCTGTGAAGACTTCACAAGATAATTCTCCGATGGAAAAAACATTTGATCAAGTATATTGGGCTCCTGCTAGATTAAGAGAAACTAGAACGCTTTGGGGACAACCTTTTAATGGAACACAAAACGTATCAGGAGCAATGTCTGGAATAACAACAATAGTAGCCTCTGGAGATATAACTACATCTGCTAATATAAGAGGAAGAAGCATTTATGCAAGTGCTGATTTAACAGCCGCAGGATATACATACTGTAATGGTAGATTATATGTGGATAGAGGTAGATTCTCCATTACCGCTACTCCAACTATATCTTTAGCCATTGGCGATACAGATACTGGATTTCATTGGGAATCTGACGGAGTAGTATCTATTTACTGTAATGCTGCCGCCAGAGGAGGCTGGCGAGTCGGACAATTTAGATATGGACATGGTTATTTAAAAGAAGCTACAGGAAATGACTATCACACGTTAGGAATAATGGTAAACGGTAACGGTAGAGCTAATACTATTAAACCTGGTATCGGTTTCCATCAACCGGGAGTGTATGCTGGTTCTATACGTATGAATGATGGTATTTCATTTGGTATCTATTCTCAAGGAGGTACTAGTCTTGCAAACCTTAGTTTGAATGGCTGGTATACAAATTACGGGTATATAAATAGCGATGGATTATATCTAACATCGGGTTGGTTTAGAGCACACGGAGCTACTGGTTGGTATAATCAAACATACGGTGGAGGTATGTACATGACAGATACTGTATATGTTAGAACCTACAATAATAAGAGATTAAGAGCAGAAAAATTAGCTTTAGGAGATAGAGATAATGATATTAATGCCCGCTATATCACATGCTATGGAATGCCAGATGTGAGTTATATTAATTTTGGATATAATCCTGCTTTTGGTAATTGTGGAGAATTATCTTTTGCGTATACTGCATCCGGAGGTCCAAGTAACTACATAGGATTAGGATTTTACGGTGGTTCTGGAGCAAATCTAAAACTGTATTACAACAGTTCATCTATACTAATTGGTAGTCTTAGTGTTAATGGTAATATGACAGCTACTGGTGAAGTAACAGCATATTCAGATGTAAGACTTAAAAGTAATATACAACCATTAAAATATAGAGGTAGATTAACTCCAAAGACTTATATAAAAGACAATAAACAGTCTATAGGTTTCATTGCACAGGAAGTACAGATATTATACCCAGAGACTGTTTTAATGTCAGATGATAAGGAACATTATCTATCGTTGAATTATAATGCCCTTACAGCTGTCTTAGCTGCGTAGTTAAATGATGTAGATGATGAAGTTACTCTACTTAAGAAACGTGTTGAATTCCTTGAGAAGGAAGTAAAGCGTTTAAGCGAGTAACCTCACTTTCTAATTGCTTTACTTTGTTTTTCAACGTAGTTACTTCATCTTCAACATGATTCAACTATGCGGACAATACAGCAGTACATCCATTGTAATTCAGAGATAAATACGGGCGACTCTTGTCGTATCCTAATACTAACTCTGGATACAATGCTTGTACTTCTTGTGCATTGTTTTCTTTGAAACCTATTTTAGTTGGAGAATTTATAGAAGGATTAGCAGGAATAACTGGAACATCTATTATTAAGGGACCAGTCATAGTATACCCTGTCTTAAGGACATATCTAGTGTCTGCTTTGAGGAATAAACCCTAATCAATAAGAAATATGTATAAAGAACTGTCCCATCTAAGTGATAGAGACTTGCAGGAATAGATATATGTTACGCTATTGCAAGTACTTGTGAAACTAAATCAAATGGATAATCCAGCATAGGAATTCGTTTCTAATTTAACTGCTGACTTATTAGGAACCAGAATAACTGAACAGCAAGATAGTGCTAAGTTCAAAGAAAAATAAGTAATATGGAATTAAAAGTAAAAAGAAAAGCTAAAAGAGAAACCTATGTGATAGGTGATCTAAGCATAGATGAAGTATTCTTCTCTAATACTTTAGAAGATACAGATAGAGGTCTTACTTCTGATATGTCAGATGAAGAGATAAAAGAAATTAAATAGAAAAGTATTACAGCTATACCTACAGGGAGATATAAAGTAGTAATGAATGTATAGTCTCCTAAATTCAGTAAATACAAATAGTATGAATTCTGTAAAGGTTACTTACCAAGATTAGTAGATGTACCTGGTTATGAAGGTGTACTAATCCATATAGGTAATTATCCTAAGGATACAGATGGTTGTATCTTAGTAGGTAAGAACACTGTAAAAGGAGCTGTAATGGAGAGTACAGCTACATTTAAAAAACTATATGATATACTTAAGAATGCCGATGAAGCAGGATAGGATATCTATATTACCATAGAATAATTAATTATTAACATCCTCCCTCTAGCCCCAAACTGGGGGGGGGTAAAATATTGATCAATATGAATTTTAACGTTAATTCAAATGGTGTACCACAATCCCAGCAAGTAAGTAAATTGGGGGCTATTACCACAGGTACATTTAAATTAGACAATTACAAACCATTCTTAATTAAGAATATTACAGATAGCAATGTATCTGTATCTATTAGATTAGCTAACATGTCTGCTCCTATTACTACTATATTATATCCAGGTTGGAACCCAGAATTAGTTGTAGAAGTAATAGGTGCAACAAAAAACCAGTTGCAGTATGGGAACTAATATAGGTATAGGCAATTATATTGGTAAAAGCAAGCCACAAGGTAGTTCTTTTCATCTATCATTAGTCGACTATTGGAACTTTAAAGGTAAGAACAATTTTGATAAAGATAGGAATACCATCAAGGGAATAAAAGGTGAAATATTGACCGCATATAACTTTGGATGGAGTTCGGGTAGTGGTTATGGTTTATATGCCAATAATTTTAATAACTGGATTATTCAGAACGGAGCTATATATACAAAGACATCTTCTTATGTTGAAATAGATAATATTAATGGTACAACTAAAAGCGGCGTATGGTTAAATGTTAAACCATCAACAGATGGTGTTACTTATGTTCATCCTTCTTTTAAAATTAGAATTACTGGACTAAACGGTTCTTTTGCTACTTTTAAATATAGAGAGGATGGTGTAAACAAAGATATACAAATGGGAGATGGGGTTCATGTTATTCCATCTATTTCAGAAGATCGTTTTCCAAACACTACTGCGATTATAGATCTTTGTGCATTTGACTTACCTACAGATAGACGTGTAAGAATTGAAGAAGTTCCAGAATATGAAGGAGCTATTGTTACGGATGGTGTTGACGATTATCTAAAACTTAATAAAGTAGGGTATAAATTAGGAACTATTATTATTAGATATGACCCTATAATTATTCATGGAAGATGGAATACTGTTTTTGATTGTATGCGACATATAGATGCAAATCGAAATAGAATATTTTTAGGATATAGTACAAGTATTAATAATGTAGAAACTACTTTACAAGGAGGGAATGTAGGAGAATATCTTGTACTAAAAGGTAATAATAATAAAATTTTTAATGTTACTGAACCTTTATATTTAGGTGCTTCATATAATACTAATAATACTCCTATTCAATTTCTATCTATGGCTCTTTATAGTATTGCTATTTACGACAGAGTCCTATCTGATCAAGAAGTACAAGAAGTTATCAACTTTATGGATAAAGAAAATAAATCATGAAATACGCAATTACAACAGTAGATTGGTGTAAACAGCATAACATCAAATTAGGAGAAGAAACCAGATATTCATTAGATGGTAAACATGTAATACTACATTATGATCTAATTAAACCAGTATTACTAGGATCTGATGTAGTTGATACATATGAACACGATAGTACTGAGTTAAGAGATATACTTAGTAGTAGTGAATGGTCTAAACAAGAAAGTATATTGTAATAAATGTTAATTATTATATATACTCTTACTTTACTATACGTTAGTAATTAGTACTAATACATATTATTTAAAAGTATACAGTATGAAAGTATATGTAGTAATTGCTACAGAACTTATAGAAGGCATTGACGAAGTAGACAGTATATGGTTTACTGAAGAAGATGCTTATGAAAGAGTAGACCAATTAGAATCGGATGAAACTGTTAATTGGGACTACTATGAAGTAAGAGCTATGGAAGTACATGGCAAACAGCATTTAAAAGTAATAAGCAAAGTAATAGAAGACAATGAAGGAAAATAAAAAGAGTACTGAAAAACAGGAAGAAGTTAAAGAGAATGTAATCAAAGCTAGTAGATTTGAAGTTGAACAATTACTTAATCCGTTTATTGGCAATATCAAGATTACCAATCTTAGTAAAGAAGATAAGATTAAAGTAATTAAACTTAAGCTTGAGTTATCAAAAGTAACTAAAGAAATTGAAGACTTTAGAAAGACTACTGTTGAAAGTCTTGATAAACCTGAAAACTTTGATAAATTGAAAGAAGCAGCTGAGAAAGAAGGAGCTTCAGAGGAAGATAAGAAAGCTTACAAAGAAGTAGAAGCTGCATACAATATGAAGTTCTCAGAAGTAGCTATTCCTTACTACAATACTTATATTGATATTAAAGCTGACCATATTTCAGAAGAGGCTTTCTTCTCTATTGTAGAAGACAATAATATGGATATGGCAGTATTCAGTTATGAACAACTGTATAAACAATTAGTAAATAAATAATATGGCAGCACTAGGTTAGACTAATATTAGTACTACTCTTGTAGGTAATACCTTAGGCATTAGCACACATAATGTTTCACAGTTATGTACTAGTGACAAGATTAACATACTAAGTGGTCGTAAACCTGTGAAGCAGCCTTATAGTAATGTAGATGGTGTATAGAATTGGTGGAAGGCAGCAAACGGTAACTGGGGGATAAAACTCCCAGAAACCGGTAGCTCTACAGCATTACCGCCAATTGGTCAACCTATGGCAAGGTGGCAACACGATAAACCAACAGGAGGTCCTAGTGAACCTTTTAGATTAGGAGATTTTCGTGGTTATGATCATAATGCACCAGCTATCTTTAGTATGCACCCAGATCCAGGATTGTATCCCAATACTGAATTTAGGTGTTCTATATTACTTAAGCAGAATGCACAGGTTCCATTAAATGAAATAGCAGATATTAAAAGAGGTTACATTGGATGTATTATACGTCATCAATCTACTGGACAGCTTAGGTTTAGAACTCTAAATAAGTCTGTTATGGAAATGCAACAGCAAGAATATGTAGTCACATTAAATGTTCCTAACTGGCCAGATGGTAAAGTAGATGTATATATGGTTTGCTCTTTTGCAGAAGCATCTGCACAATCTTACGATAGTGTCAATACTACTATAATGTCACTTAATCAAAATGATTTAGAGACAGCACACATGGTGAAAACAATTGCTAAACCTGAACCTAACAGCTTTAAATTTGAATACAAAGTTGTTAATGAATTTGCAAACGAATATCACTTAGAGTGTACATTTACATCTATTAAAGGCGCATGGGAGAAAGCTCGCTTTTCAGTTATGCTTTCATCAGATCCTCCGGGAGCATTTTTAGGTGGTATGGGTGAATCACTATCTCCTGCTCCAATTGGAGAAATGTTATCACAAGGAGAATCGTATACGTTCAATTCGCAATCATTTACTCGTGTATAGACTTCTTCAAATAACTATGTGAATTATACAGCAAGATACTTAGGAGATAATTATCAATCTGGTTCTATTATATTTAGAGCAAAATAACATGATAATAATTAAAGGAAACTTAACAATTGAAAGAGACAAGCTCAGAACAGATTCTCTTCTGAGACAAGCTCAGAAGAGTTAACCACAGAAATAGTAGCGTACGCTAATCTCAATGAATATGACATTACCGACGCTACTATTTTAGTTGGAGATATAACAGCTGAAAAGCTGCACGGGTTAGTATTAGTTACAGGTGAAGTAGCCCAAATAGAGGAGGGCACGATATGACATCAAATGGTATTATATCAGCTCCTGTAACTATCACTGATATAAAAAATACTATAGGCTTAAACTCAACAGGACTTATGGATCTAGTAAGTAGAGCAAGAACTGGTGGAGTAAATAGCCGAGCATTTAATACAGTGGAAGGAGGAGGAACTATAAATGATGGTTATCTTATAGATGGAGCTACTCCATTCTGGAATATATGGTCCAATGATCAACCGGGAGAATGGATACCTCCAACAGAAGTTGATGGGCCTCTTAGACTTAGATTAAGAAGAGATTCAGGTGGTGGAAGATATAGAGCTGCAATGGGTGATTTCAGAGGATACAATCAAAATGCTAGTGCGCCTATTCCAGGAGGAGGTGAAGGTAATTATGTAGCAATAGGTGGTACAACTACTTATTCTACTACTTTGAAACCAAGAACTGGTTCATATAATTGGAAGAAAGTATCTGGAGCCACTCTGTTTCAAGCTAGGGTGTATGATGGAAAAACACTAATAACTTCTAGTACTCCTGCTGCAATTGGAGACAACGTATCCTTACCAATATCATTTACTGTAAATCTAGCTATATCGTACACTAAAGTATATACTACTAGAATATATATTGGATCAGGTACTGTAAATGATTTTAATTCTTTAGGTTACTTACCTGTAACAGGTGAAATTGTTATTACAGTTAGTCCTAAACCAGTACTTACCGCAGTTGTTAAAGTTAGTGGTAGAGTAAATGTATTCTCTATGGCAGAAGGTGTAGTTGCACAGAATACTGCTAGATATTCAGGTACATACAGATTAAACTCTGGTGTTACTACTGATGGTACAATTCTTAAAAGTATGGTATATAGTTGGGGTACATCTGAAGCTGGAAATAACGGATCATTAACAGTTACTTCTTTTAATTACAAAGAAGGTCCTTCTTATCTTAGAAGCTATCCGCCGTCTGATAATAAAGAAACATTTACTTCTGATCCAAGTAGAGTACCAGCAGACTTCCAAAACTCCTATCATGTATTATTTGTATACGAATAATAATACACGTTAATATGTTAGTAATTAAAGGGAATTTAGTTATAAAGCAAGTTCGGAATAGTAACAATTCCGAAAACAAGTTCGGAATAGAAGAATAAGGATATCATTGCATTTGCAGATCTCGATGGAATCGATATCTCAGATGCTATGGTTATTACAGGAGATGTTGAATGTGACTATACTTATCTAAATGATAAAGTAATGGTTACTGGGTTTGTCTCAGAGGAGGGAGAGCAATATGCTTCCTAATTCGGGTATAACTACAACATTAGTAGGCAATACGCTTGGTGTTAGTACTCACGATGTTGGTTTATTGCATCGTAATTCTAAAGTAAATAAGTGGTCATTTATGAAACCACTAGCTGTAAACAAGCCAGTGTTAACTGACACTGAACGAAGAACAAATTCTGGTTTTGTGAGTACCACTGTAAATACGAGCTGGAATACACAGGTACAAGTGTTTAATTATGTTGTTCCTACTAATAATCACAGATTGGGAGACTTTAGAGGGTATAATCATAATGCATTAGGTCCAAAAGCAAACCCAGAAAGACTATCTTGGACAGACACTCCTGCTGGAACAGACGTTAGATTAGGAGAAACAGATCGTACAGCTGTGTTCAATATGGAAATAACTTTTCCAGAAATACCTACTTGGCTATTTAGATCTGCTGAAGGCTAGGGAAATGTACAAATTTCTTATGGTATGCCTGGTACACCAGACTTCAAAGAAATTGTAGTACAACCAATTTAGATAGAAAGTTTGTGTAATGGAAATGTTGACACTTATCTCGAAAAATACGCTAACAAGAAAATAAAATTTCAGGCGGTATAGACACTAAATTTGCCAGCAAGAGGCTATTCTGAAACCTACTATTATTATCTAACAATATCTAACGGGTTTATGGAAAGCATTGAAGCTTATAAAATTCCTGTAACTATTCACAGAATAAAAGTTCCAGATCCAAACAATCCAGATGATTATGATTATAGAATACCTGTAGAATATTTAAACCCTGCAAACAATACCAATGTGACATATCTTAGAATAGGGGTCTTTAGAAAAGACACTTACGAATATTTCAGATTTGAGAACATTCGTAATTTGATGACCGGTTTTGAGCTTGTACTTAACTATAAAACAGCAAAGAAACCATTTGCAAATAGGATCGCACATTTGACTCTAGAAAACGAATGGAAAAATGCATCTGGAATTATGATGTATACAGTTCCTTCAAATAATGAAGGAAAGTGGACAGTGGTATTTAGAAGATCGATAATAGAAGGAGATACTGCTACAGGCATTATTATAAATGGTGAGAGGTCTATAGGATAACTATTTGCTAATAAATAAATTTTAATCGATTAAAACAATGAATAAACTAGACGTAACAAAAGAAATTAGACAAGTTACATATACTTACACAAGTGACAATCTTACTTTTGAAGGTACTTGTAACGTTGACTCAAAGAAAGTAGTATCTGATGTTAATGCTCAAGTGAGTATTAAACAAGGAGAGATTCCAACGAATATTGGTAATGTGTCAAGTAACAGTAGTGTATCTATCAATATTTGGAATAATGACTATAAAGGTTTGATTGATACTGTAGCTACTGCCTTCAAGTCATTACAAACAGACTTGACTAATTACTATAATGTTCAAAGTGTTAGTGATACTTTATAATTATGCAAACAAGTTTTAGAATAAGTCCTACAGCACCAAATCCTGCTGAGACTACGTATTGGGTTGACACTACTGCCAATAATTACAAAGGAATCATTAAGTACTACGATGCTAATGCGAATAAGTGGAAAATACTAAACGATAGTACTAACAGTCAACAAAATGAAGCCATTAAAGAACTTAGTACTGCACTTCAGGCAATACAAGCAACGGTAAGTACTTTGCAAAGAGATAAAGTAGACAAGGTATCTGGTAAAGCTCTTAGCACTAATGACTATACTACAGATGAAAAGAACAAGTTAGCTGGCATTGCTGCACAAGCAAACAAGACTAACATTGTTAATAACCTGACTACATCTGCTGCTGGTTCTGCATTAGATGCACAGCAAGGTAAAGTACTAAAAGATGCTCTTGATGCTTTAACACAAAGAGTAACTGCTTTAGAAACACCAGCTGCATAAAATACGCTATTAGTACATACTGATGTAGGAAAAGGGGTAGAAACATAATCTACCCCTTACCGTTTTATAATTAGTATCAAAGATATTTCAGTCCTAATCTAACAGATTGGGATTTGTTTTTAGCTAGAAACAAGTTTATGTTGACATCAATAATTGAGAAACTACCAGAAATAATATCATCTATAGCAGCTTTCGCAGCATTGTGGTTTACTTATAATCAATATACGAAGAATAAGATAACTGATTATAAAATTGAAAGTTGGAAGAAAGAAGAATCACAAAAGAATATAAAGAAAGCTGGAGATATAGCTACTATATATGGCGAACTATGGGAACTATTACACTTTTTGAAAGCAGATAGAGTATACATAATTCAGCCACATCCGTTGTATAAATCTCTATTTATCTCTGTTACTTTAGAAGTAAAGAGAAGTGATGTGTCTAGCGTGAAACCTCACCTGACAGATATTACGATCTCAACTATCGCAAAGTTCACTTCTGAATTAGCAAACAAAGATTACATATGGATTGATGATGTAGATAAGGAAGACATCGATAAAAAGATGAAACAACTTATGCTTTACAATGGATGCAAGACATTAGCTATTCGTAGAATGACAGATGAAAATGATAACTGGATTGGCAACTTAGTTGTAAGTTATACCAGAGGTTTTAATGAAGTAGATGTTACCAAAGACTTAGTAGATAAAATGACTAGATCGAGTGCACAGATGATCTAGTACTTATTACCAGAATACTAGGCTCCAAAATAATTTTAGTGAGAATGTATCACATAATGGCGTATTTTCAAATTTGATTTGTTAGTACGCCATTTTTATTTTTCCTAGTTTAAAACCAACTATTATGAATATATTCACAAAATTATTATTAGCAGCAGTGCTTGCATTAGGTCTTACTTGTGTATGGCAAGGTAATAAAATTAAGACATAGGATGCTCGTATATCTCAGATTTATAACAATTATAAATACTATGAATCGTAGTTCAATAACACTGAAAAATAGAATAGAGTCTTATAGCTTACAGTTAATGAATTAAAACTAAGTAAAGATAGCTTAGTGTAGGCAATAAATAAGGCTAAGAAAGAATTAAAGGTCAAAGACCAGAATCTCAAAGAGGCTCACGTAATCAATACAGAAATGAAAGACACAACTACAGTTAAAATAATAACTAAGGAGGTTGACTTTACTAAAGAGTTAAAGCTTAATTCATTGACAACTATCACGGTTAGCCGAAAAGATTCAATCTTAACAACTATACTTGACTTAAAGAATCAGTAGATCCTTATTGTTGAAGAGAAAAAAGAATATCGTAACAAGTATAAAAACGGTTTTATTCGTTTTCTTCATTTTGATTGGAAGAGAGATAAAGTAAAAAAATACTCTATAATAAATTCTAATCCACTTATCAAAGTGACAGACACACGTGTTTTGGAGATACCAAAAAAATAAGGAGTGATCAACACTCCTTATACTTCCAAATAAACCCGTAGGCTTGTTTTCTGGTTCCTTTACAGCATCTGCTTATATTTCCAGGTTGTAATCCTAGTTCAATTGCTGCCTCTTTGGCGCTTGCCCAATTTTTAATAATTGAGTTATCAATACCTAACTGTATGATAGGTTTGCTTTTAGATTTAGATCTTCTATATATACCTGTACCATAATTTGTATTGTACTTAGCAGTACACCATTCTAAATTATCTACACAGTTATTAGAAGTATTTTCGTCCTTGTGATTCACCATAGGTAAATTATTAGGATTAGGTATAAAAGCTTCAGCAACTAACCTGTGTACGCGCATTGTACTGGTGTGTTGTGAATTGGATAACACTACCACACAATACCCATGATGAATTTTACCAGGTTTTAATATTCGTTCAGGTATTACTCTTGTTCTCCCTCTTGGAGCTTTGATGGTTCTTGACAGACTCTTTACATTTCCGTAATTACTTATTAAATAATTATCAAAATTTTTAATTGGTTTCCAAATTTCTTTCATTTCTTTTTTAATTTTTAAATGGTGTATATACTATAACGTATATAAGTGCCATTAGTTTTTTATAAACATAAAATTAATCAATAATAATATGCATAGACTATTCCGTATTAAGGCTTATGAAGCCGAACATGGTCCTCACTTTGACGAGGAAATGGCTCGTAAAGCAGTAAGCAAGATGGAAAACGAAGATGGCTCTAGAGGTCAACATTGGTCAATAGAAGAAACTACTTCGTTAGCCAATCAGCACGGCATACGTATGGATGAAAAATTCAATAAGTATGACTGGTATGTTGCATTAAATATGGTATACTCAGACTATTACAGAGTGGTAGTTAATATGACTAATTCTAATAACCCTAAACACTTTGTTGAGCTTGCAAAAGCTTGGTTGTGTGATAAAGATATAGAAGAAGGCAAAATGTGGTACTATTATGTATACATAATGTGTGACAAAATCAGAAACGCTGAAGAGGAACTTTACGAGAGAGAATATGGCAGACGTCACAAGGAAGACGATGACGATGACGACGAATACGAATATCATGGAATGATGCGTAGAGGCGGAAGAAGGTCAGGTATGATGGGTAGACGTTCTGAGTATAATTACGATCATGATTACGAAAGAGAAGAAAGAAATCGTGAATACGAACCATATTCGGAATATGGGCATGGACGTTCAATTCGCTATGTTCGTTTTTAATCAAAAAATTAAAAATCAATTTTAAAATAATCAATTATGTTAGGTGAAGAAAAAATTATTGTACAGGATCGCGGTATCGATGCAGGTATTGCAGCACTGATGCAGAATGCTAACAAAGGTAACATGGACCCCGCAGCTCTTATGGCTATGATGAATAACAACTACGGATTCGGTGGTAACGGAGCTTGGTGGATTTGGATTATCCTCCTGTTCTTCTGCTGGGGCGGATTTGGTGGTAATGGATTTGGTAGAGGCGCTAGCGATGCCAGTAGACTTGCTTCTGAACTGAATACTGACGCTAATACAAACTTGCTAATGCAAGCAATTAATGGTAATAAAGAAGCTATCAGCTCCCTGTCTAATACACTGAATTGTGACTTTAACTCGGTGACTGCTGCTTTGAACAACATTAATAGTGGTGTTAGTAAGATATCTTGTGATGTGAAATTGTCAGGCTGTGAAGTTATTAATGCTATTACTTCTGGCAATGCTGCTTTAGCTTCTAAGCTCGCTGAATGTTGCTGCAACACACAACGTTCTATTGACAGTGTAAACTTGAATCTTACTAAGATGGGATATGAAGATCAGTTGGCTATGTGTAACTAGACTAATACTCTGGTAAACACTATGAATCAGAATACACTGAGCTTACGTGATTCTAACTTAGCTAATACTCAGGCTATACTTCAGAAGATCGATAACTTCGAGAATATTTATCGTCAAGACAAGATGGATAGACTGACTTCTGAAAACCTTGCTCTGAAGGGACAGATCTCTCAGGCTAATCAGAATCAGTATATCGCTGCAACAGTACAGGCTAACACTGCACCGATTGTTAATCGTCTGAACTCACTGCAAAGTGATGTAGATGGCATTAAGTGTAAGTTGCCTAATACAGTAAGCGTACCGTATCCTCAATTAGCAGTTTACAATCCTGAAATCGCACGTGCTGCTGCATATGGTGCATTTGCAGGTGAAAATTATGGATTGAATACTCAGTGCGGTTGTTGCTAATAGAAAGGAGGTAATTATGTATCCTTTTTATAATACGAACCAAAGATTATTTCCGTTTCCTTTCTTTCCATTTCCCGGAACAGGATTCAATCGGAGACGTAGATTAAATAGAATATCTGGTATACCAGTACTTAAAACTACAGGTGTTACCGCTTCAACTACTGAAGTAAGATATGATGTTAACGAAGAAGAATGGAGAGCACTTCCAAATGAAGGTCTTTTCTTCTTAGATGTAAGACAAGAAGTTCCTACTGCTAGTGCAGATCTTCCAGTAACTCTTAAAGCTGAAGAATCTACTTCAGATAGTACTTCTATGTTACGCAGTGCGTTAGCAGAAGATGTGTAGGCAGGTGATTTGAAGATGACAATTAGATATATGATATACTATAACAAGTGTACTAAGACATATCAATTAATCAATTCTTATCCGGCTAATATTCCTACAGCTGCTGCATAAGTTTAAACAAAGGGCTCCCTTAAAAAAGGAGCCCAAAAACTTATATTTGTTATGATGTTCAATGAATTAAAAACAGGAGATAATGTCTATATAGTAGAAGTTCTGGGAACTTTCAAAAAGAATACTAGCTACAGTGTTGGTACAGTCAGTTCTGTTTCAAACGTGTATGATGAAGCTCTTCCTCAAGGCTAGTTTTAGATGCCTGGACAAACAAGAAAGAGATTAGTGGATGTCGTTATTACCAGCGACGGAGAATCAAAAAAATTCACAGTCCCAGTCGATAGATCCATTATTAGTGACAGTTCTATTGGGCTTACTATTTCCACAAATAAAAACGAAATAGTCAAGATCATCCAAGATCAATACAATATTTACAAAGCTAAAAAAGACTCTATCGCTAAATGTGACGAAGAGATGAAAAGATGTCAAGACCTACTTGATAAGTTAGATATTAAACCTGAAGAAAAAGAAGATCCTCGAATAAAGGAGCTTTAGAATGAAGTCAGTGAATTAAAGAATATTATAAAGCAAGCAAGTCAAATGGTTTCAGCACCAATGAAATAGATGCTACCACAGGATATGCAAAATGCTATGAACGAGGCTAGTCATTAAGACTAGCCTTTTTTATTGCCCATTTCCTTGCCTTTAAAGAAGAGCTATTACACTATGTGTGCAATTGTATACCCTATAGCAGAAAGTGCGTAAAAAAGGCTAAGAATGCGTTTTATTTAGATAACGTTATATTTGAAAAGATGAAATTAAATACATTAAACACTATAGTGGATGATATACTATTGATATTGAGAAATAGTACCATTGGAGAATCTGAACATATAAGTAGGATTCAGATAGAACAATGGATACATCAATATAGAGCGTATCTAATAAGATAGGAGATAGATAAAGGTTATGACATAAATGATATGTATGTAACTACTATTCCTATGGTACACTTAGATAAAGTAGAAGATACTCCTGGACACTTTTTATATCAGTCTGAGTATGAACTACCTAAACTAATTCAGTTTCATAAAAGACCAGGACTTATCTTTGTGAAAGATATGTACGGTAACCTAATCTAGATAGGTGATGAAACTAAAGCTAAAGCATAGAAGTATCGTAAGTATACTTGCAAAGATTATATTTGCTGGGTAAAAAATAATCGTATATACCTAGATGGAGATAGTAATCAATTAGAGTATATTACTATTGGCATTATACCTGAGAATCCTGCTGATGTAGCAGATTGCTTTGATCCTAATGCTCCATATCCAGCTCCAGCACATATGATACCTACAATCAAAGATTTAATCTTTAGTAAAGAACTTAGGATTATGCCTCAGATGCCATCTGACGATACTAACAATTCACAAGATAATACATAGAATATATATAAGAAATAATGTAGACTGAAAAACTTAACTACAACAGAAAATCTTACACTATTGCAGACTATTATGTAAGCTACAAGAACTATATAGAATAGGACACAGTATATGATATACCCTATTCTACTTTTAGAAATATAGTATCTGATTACTTTAAATATATTCAATAGGAAGTAATAGAAGGTAGTAAAGAGTTTAAGTTGCCATGTCGGTTAGGTACGCTATGTATTGTGAAGAGATAGCCTAAGAATTTTGATAGTAAAAGCTTAAGAATAGATTATCACGAAAGTAAAGTACAAGGTAAGATAGTATACTTCTTAAATGAACACTCAAACTTTTTTAAATTCAGGTTACACTGGTCAAAGAAAGAGTCACTACTTACTAATAAAACTAAATATTAGTTTATACTTACTAGAGCAAACAAGAGAAGACTTGCTCAGATAATTAAGAATAAAGAGCACGATTATATTGAAATAACTTAACTAGCCGCTAAAAGATTAAACTATGATAAATAACAATTTAATAAGTTCAAAAGCGGTTGTAGCTAAAATCATTGCTGATAACGACATGTCTGAAGATGATATCAGAATATCTGACATCAAAGAGTGGATAGGCGAGGCAATGGAAAAGATTGGTGCTGTACAATAGCTCGAACATAAAGTAGTAGTATTACCTGTTAACTGTCATTAGACTAAGTTACCATGTGATCTATATAGATTAGACTAGGTTGCTTTTTCATTCAGCAACTCAAGCTGGTTACCTATGCGAAAGGCAACTGGCTCTTTTGGTATAAATACTTGTGGTACTTGTAATGATCCAAAGATGTTAATACAAGATGAACCACTGATTATACTAGTAAAAAACTTATACAATCTAACTAGTGATAGAGAAGCATTAGATATACTTAATTCTTCACCTAATACTAGACAAACACTTAGTGCTTTACTTAATCAATATACTGTACCTACTGTCAATGGTAAGTATGTAGGTTATGATAGTAACTTTATCAGTAACGCATTACAATATACAACTAAACCGGGATATATTATGACTAATGTACCTAATGGCTTTGTTAAAATATCATATCATGCAATACCTACCGATGATGAAAGTATGCCAATGATACCAGATAATCCTTCATACTCTGAAGCTATCTATTGGTATGTTACTATGAAGCTAGAGTTTCCTAACTATAAGACTGGTAAAACTCCTAGATATGTGTACTATGATATTAAGAACTCTTGGAACTTCTATAGGAAACAAGCATACGCAGAAGCAATGATGCCTGGTGTAGATGAAATGCAGAGTATACAAAATAGCTGGCTTAGAATATATCCAGAGATAGACGAGCATGATACATTCTTTGATACACTCGGAGATAAACAAATAATATACAATTAGAATAGAGTATGACCAATACATTTCAAACAAATAGCTTTACATCTGGCATGAATATGGATGTCGATGTGAATCTTATAAAGGATAATCAGTACCGTTATGCTGAGAATGTTAGGATCATAACTAATGATAATGGTACTACTGGAGCACTGCAAGGTATTGAAGGAGTTAGAAAATACAATGGTAATATTACTAATGATGAAGTAGTAATAGGTGCAACTACAATTGATAAGATGGCGATCATATTCACTAAAGTAATAGTGAATGGCAACTATTCGCATAATAAAGTATATAGAGTTGAAGGTTTTGATGATTCTACTCCTAAACAGACAGTAATATTACAAGGTGACTTAAAGCTCTGCGAATATCCGAATGAAACTAATATCAGCTGTGTTGCTAACTATGAAACTGATACTAACATTAAGGTGTACTTTACAGATGGCAAAAGTGCTACTAAAGTGATTAATGTAGTAGATGGTAAATATACTGGTACAAGTGCTACTAATCCATTAGTAGATTCTAGAGGATGGATCAAAACTCCAAATGCTATTGATATTACTCCTGGGGCAGTTCTTCCACCTTTCAAAATCATCAGACAAGATGGAGGTAACTTAGCATCAGGAGTAATTCAGTATTGCTACCAATTATTTAATATACATGGTTCAGAAAGTACTTTATCTTCTCTCAGTGAGCTTAATCACTTAACAGCTAGTGTTACTACTTAGACAGTACAATAGTATGAAGGAATGGGCTAGAATGTTAGTTCTGGTAAATCCTGTGTACTCAAAGCTCCTCTGGTTAGTAAAGACTACCAGAAGTGTAGAGTAATAAGTTTATCTTATACTAATAACAATCAACCTCCTAGAATATTTATAGTAGATGAAATAGATTTAGTTCCAACTCAATCTGAAATCAACTACATAGATAATGGTAATACTATTATTGGAGAGTTAAGTGTTGAAGAGTTTAATGCGTTAACTGGTTATCAGTTTATAGCTAAGACTCTTACTCGTATGGATAATAGATTATTTGCAGCCAATATTCAAGAGGATAGTTGGAACCCTAAGTATGATGCAAGAGCATATAGATGTAATAAAGCAGGTACTTTGGTATTACATTCTGCAAATAGTTCTGAAAATATAAGTAAGGTATTACCTACAGATGCTGCATAGTTGAAGCAATTCTATGACTCTATACCTGAGAGCCATGACTGTATCAATCCTTTTAATACTACCAATAGTGTGGATTTTAACGATACAAATAGATATGAATACAGTAATATCAAATCTGGTAGTAACAGATTAAGAGGAGGTAGCGGCCCTAACATTGACTATACTTTTGTTACAATGGATATGACATTGGACAAAATGAATGGGATAAGTACAGGAGTACTATCGCAAGATTCTGTGGGAATTCAAAACTCTCCAGTAAACACAAATACTGTAACTCTATATAACTTAGACGACAAAACTACCGCATTAAATCAAACTATACCTTAGCAAACAAGGTTAATGAATTATGCAGATCCATATCTTGCGGCAAATTATAAAAGTTATCAGAGAGATGAAGTGTATAGATTTGGTATAATATTTTATAATGAAAAGAATATACCCAGTCCTGTACATTGGATAGGAGATATTCGATTTCCACATGCTTCAGAGTTTCCTGCATTTAAAGCTGGTAGTTCTAATTTACAAGCATCACCGATAGGTATAAAATTTCAAATAAGAAATATCCCAGCAGGATGTGTTGCATTTGAAATTGTAAGATGTGATAGAACAGAAGCAGACAGAACTATACTTATGTAGGCGGCAATGTCTGTTGTAGGTAACATGACAGCATCTGATGATACTGGGGAATTAGGAGGAAGCACAGACGTTCGACCTTATCTGTTTATGTCATACTCTACTGGAGATTTGGTAGCAGTAGGCTATAATGGAAAGGACAGAATGAGGAACGCCAAACTTCCTAATGCAAAAATACAATCTGATTATGTTACCCTTATATCGCCAGAAATATCTTTTATGAAAGATAAAACCGAGCAATTTTTTAAAGGGCAGCCTACATATTTAGAATCATTATACAGTTTGACTTCTAAATTTGACAATGTGGATTCAAAAGCAAGGGTAATGATGAACGCCTTAAAAGTTAGAGATACAGACCCAAATGCAGGAGAACTCACTAAAGTAAATAAATTAGGCACTATAGTTCCTGGTTAGGATGGAGGAATAGGAGTGCTGGTAGATGATACCTCGAAAGCTGGTCAAACTTCTTCAAGCGATCCGTATGCTTTAGCTTCTGGTATAAGTAAATACTATAGACCGTCTAGTAAGGTGAATAGAGGGGATTATGGAAGAAAAGTAGCTAATATAACCGATGTGGCATTCCCGCCAATGGTTCCATACAATGGAATTAATGATAAGTCTGCTTATTATACAAATATAGGCAACATAGCTTATTTGAACATGGGTCTTACGAACTTTGAGTTTGCTATTCCCAGAGAGAATACTTGCGATAAATCTGGACCGTTTGGTCCATGTTTAATAGCGTATGCTCCTGGTGTAACTTCTTCTATTCCTAGAATAAGTTCTGTTTCATTTGACGGTAGTAGTTATAGTTCTTCACACATATCTAATGTTATACCTGTGGTAAATATTAAGAAAAACGGAAGTCAGTATGGTGGTAATACGTTTACTTCAAGACAGAATTCTATCTATATATCTACTAATTCGTATAGTAACGATATATCTGGAGAAACGCACACTCTGTATACTTTTGGTGGTGATACTTATTTATGTCTATTAGATCAGCCTTTAACTATGATCTTTTAGAAGAAAGATCCTTAGGATTGGGATGATTATAAGATGTTCACAGCTGCATATATACCGTTTGAATCAAGTATCAACTTGAACTTAGCATATGGTGATGCAGTACACAGAAGCTTTAGAAGTGGTGATAACTTCCTTGATATCTTTACTTAGTTAGAGCCAGGATAGCTTGGAGCATATCATGTACAAGATAGACCGTACTTTGCTTATAATCCTACTTACTCTTCACAACCAGGTAGCAGAAAGTATATATCGGCTTCTATATATGCAGAGAATAATGTAGTTACATCTAATCGTATTGCTTGTTCTGAAGCTAAGACTAACAACGAAATACTTGATAATTGGACTAAGTTCAAGTTTGCTAACTATTTAGATGTAGACAACAAGTATGGTTAGATCACTAATCTGACATCATTCAAAGATAGGTTATTCTTCTGGTAGGATACTGCATTAGGTATTGCTTCTGTAAATGAAAGATCTCTTATTCAAGACAATAATGTAGGTCAGTTAACATTAGGTACAGGTGGCATTCTCACAAGGGCTGATTATTTAACTAATACAAATGGTTCATCTATAGTAAATGATAGAAGTATAGTACACTCTGATAATGTACTGTATTGGTACGACTTTGATAAGAATGAAATATGTGCTTACACTGGACAAGTATCATAGATCTCTAAAGAGAAAGGTGTATAGACTTATCTCAATGAAATGTATGTGAACAAGCGTAATGTAAGCTTAGCGTTCTGTGATAAGAAGTACAATGAAGTATGGTTTAAGTTCTATGACAAATCATTGATATTCAATGAACAGTTAGGTCAATTTACTTCATTCTATACGTTTAATCCTCAGTGGGCTCTACCATTCTCTAATAAGATTGTAACTATTAAAGATAACTTCTACTATGTGATTAATACTCTAGATATAGATGGAATACTTCCTGAAACTAAGATTGCTAAAGTACAGTTCTATGTAAACAAGGATACTCTATATACTAAGGTATTTGATAATGTATTCTTCGGTGGAGAATTCAATGACCCTAGTACGGCAGACAATCTGACTGCTATGAATAATATAATAACAAATATTACATTTCACACTAAGAGTCAAGAAGCTAATCCGTTACCACCATGTACATATGATAGTACAGTAAATACTGATCTTAAGTATGCTTACGATTATAGAGAAGATACATATAGATTTGCTATAGGTAGAGAGAATATAAAATTGAGTGATACACAACAGATTGAGAATAAAGCAAATGCTGGTAGATTGAGAGGTAAATGGTTACAGTGTGAATATGTATTCGACTGTAATAATGATAAGACCTTTAAATTACCATACGTTAATACAACATATAGATATTCACTAGTATAATGAAAAAGAAAGGAAAGAAAGCACGTGCATGTGCGTTTGGTGCTAATATTACACCAGATAGTATTTCAGATATGATACAAGGCACAGCAGGCTTATTTGATAGTTTATCTGGTAAATCTACAGCTACTACATCTGGACAGGCAGTAGGATAGTCCATTGGAAACATATTCAGTGGTGCAAGTTCAGGCATGCAAATTGGTCAAATGTTTGGACCACAAGGAGCAGCTATAGGAGCCGCTGCTGGAGCAGCTATGGGTTTAATAGGTAAATCGGGTGGCATAACTGAAACAGGTGGATTTACTGAAGATAATCAATATTCACTGGGTACAGGTTTAATTGGTGCATTCGGTAATAAGCGACTGAAACGTAAGATTGAACAAGATAAAGCTAAAGTACAAGCAAATAGAATTGCAGTATCTAATACTGCCAACTTGCAAGCAGATTGGTATAATGACAATAATTATGACACATACACATTTGCAGATGGAGGTACAGCTGGCAGTTTGGCTTATGTTGATGATGGAGAGTTAATTCAAACTCCAGATGGTAATGTTAGTAAAGTACCCGAACAAGGTAAACCTACTGACTCTAATCTGGTTAACTTGCCTTATGGTACTAAGATACTTAGTGATACTCTAAAAGTTCCAGGAACTAAGAAAACATTTGCACAAATGGGAGAAGAAATGATGTCGAAAAAGAAAAGTAAAGGTAAAGATAGATATGCTTAGAATGCTGCTAAATTAAATGCCATGAATAATGCTATGATTCATGATGAATTATTCAATCAGCAAGAAGCATTAAAATAGAAAAAAGGAATTAAACCAAAGACTAAAGCTTTTGAGGATGGAGGTTTATATCGTAGATATAACAGAAGTGTGAACGATACTATGCGAGACATCATTATTGGTTCTCAGCTTGGACAAGATAAAGTACTCACAGGTTTCTACGACAGTAAAGGTATGGGTAGAATGCCTAATCTTACTGATAATATTGCATTGCCAGAAGTAACAGTAACAGCGGCAGCACCTACTGGTGATACAGGTAAAGGAAATGGAAAAGGAAGGCGTTTTAGTTTTCCTAAATTAGGAAACATTGGAGAATATGCCAGCTCAATAGCATCGCTTGCTCCAGTAATATCTAATCTTACTTCGGGTAGTGCAGAGCAAGTAAGAGACGTACAGAATCCATATGCAGGAACTGTTGCTAGAATTATGCGTAATCGTAGATACGATATTACTCCAGCATTAAGAGAATTGTCTACTAGTAGAGCAATATCAGATTATAATGCTAGCCAATCTAATACTAACACAGGAGCCAATATGGCTTATAGATTACAATCAGCTGTTGGACTAGACAAAGCAATTGCTAATCTATATAGTCAAGCTAGTAATATGCAGAATCAATTTGATGCAGATTATGCTAGTACACTTAACAATCTTGGTCAGCAGTATGTTGGAGCTGTTAATCTTTCCAGCGTTTTGGGTGCTAGAAACAGAGCAGCTGCTTATAATATAAGAAATGCAGGTTTAGGACAACCAAGTAAATGGGCACAAACTCAGCAACTTATGCGTAACCAGAAGAGGAGAGATAAGCAAATGCTTAGTTTATATAAACCGTTCTTAGAATCTGGTTTTACTAATACTGATTTAACTAACTTCCTAAGATACGAATAATATGGCAGTAAATAGATATAGCTAGCCAGCATAGGCAGATTTTATCAATACATATGTACCTATTAACTTTGGAGAGTTATATAGAATTGGTACTACTCAAAAAGCAGCTGTAGATCAAGCAGCTGCTAATTTGCAAAACAATATACAGAAATGGAGTGAATTCCAATCCCCTTCAGCTGTAGATACTAAAAGATATTACGATCTTACTATTGGTTCAATGAAGGATTATATTACAGAACTTGCCAGTAATCCTGATTTATTGAAAACCTAGGAAGGTAGATCTAGACTGTAGTCAATGATTAATAATGTAGACTACAATACTTTAAGTAATCTTAAGCAGAGCAGAGACGCAATGTTGTAGAGACAGAAAGTAGAACAGCAACTTATGTTATCTGACAAGTATAATCTTTTGTGGCATAAAGTAGATTACACAGGTTATGATACACAAGCTACTGGTATATTTAACGATGTGTCACCGTTAGCATATAAGTCTGAGGTAGACATTGTGAAACCGTTTGTTGATAACCTTAAACCTGGATTCATACGTAATCAAGGAGGATGGGAATACAAAGGTGTATCTGAAGCTAGAACTAGAGAAGAAGTAGATAAGAATATATCTAGTATACTTAACACTCCTCAAGCACAGAAACACATTGAAGTGTTACAACAGCAAGGTCTCAGTCCTGAAGAAGCTACAAATCAATTTGTCAATAGTATATACAGAGCTGCTAAGGAATTTGCTTATGAAGATAGAGAAAGAGATCCTTGGTTCCTTAAAAGTATGGAATTGGCAGCCAGAAGAGCAGCTAAAGACCAGACTCCTACCATGCTCAACAATCTTACTACTATGATTCACAATGATAGTAGAAAGAAATTACTTGAGAACTTTAGTGGGCTTAATCAATAGACTATACAAGGTATGCTTAGAGGTCAAGAACTTACTCCTGAACAGAGGGATACACTTATGTATAATATGTCTCCAGATGTAATTCAAAACAAATTAAAATCTGGTTTCTTAGAAGTAGCTAAGAATAAAAAGAACTTAAACGCTGGAGCTAAATGGGTATTAGATGTAGTGTCTGCACCATTAAGCCCAAGTGCCAATAACATATACGCTAAGGATGGTTCTACTGAAAAATTAAGTGACAATACATACTTAGCAAATGATTCACGTAATTTCATACTCGCTGATAATTTAGCTTACGCTATGATGAGCACTAGTAGAAATGCTGTACTCGGTAGAGATGCTGCTAAGAATCCGTTATTACGTAAAAGTATTATTGCTAGAGACAAGTTCAATAAGCTATGGGAATCTGGAGATAGATTCAATGGCTTTATTGTAAAAGGAGAAGGAAGAACTATTACAGATGGAGGTAGAGTGTATCATGTAAAGAATGTATTTATACCTGCTGATCAGCTAAGTGATTTTACTACTGAAGATAAAGGTTTAATTGGTAAACTAGTTAGACAAGGTGATATTGGTGATTCAGAAACATTGTCAACAGTAAGCGAATTAGACGATGAAGGAAATGTAATAGACAGAAAAACAAAAAGAACACGTACTAAGAGCGATAATGCTAGTCTCTATTTAAAAGTACAGGTAGTTACTCCTATCGCAGATGAAGGTGAGAGAGCTATCGAAGCAGATAATATCTATACTAAAAAGACGAGAGGTTTGAGTTCTAAACAGACAGATATTCAGGCCGAAATCTCGGAATATGAAAGACTTTAATATGAAAGCATTCGGTAATGGTCATACAGCTCGTGACTTTTCTAGTGTTGGTGTGCAATCGTTCAATACAATGAACTATGGCTATGCACCTCAAGAATATGAAAGAGCTAAAACATATAATGAAATAGCAGAGAACGTATCTGAAGAAATTGCAGATATAGACTATGATAAGTTAGCAGAGTAGAAGGATACATCGGAAGATGCGTCCTCTTCTACTTTTGGTACATTGCTTGCATTCACCAATCCTGTAGTAGCAACTGGTATACAGCTTGCAAGAACTGCTAAAGATGCAATTCAGAATGGTGAAACTAGACAGTTATACAATAGTTTAGTAGAAAAGAAACTGCAAACTAATGTTACTAATCTGCAAGGTGATATTGTTAAAAATGAAGGTAAAACCATACCTGAGATTGAGTTTGTAAAGCAATACGAAGAACAGTTAGATCTATTTAATAAAACTACTGATCAGGCAAGTAAACAAGATCTATCAACATACTTAGCAGAAAATGAAGAAAGATACAGATAGACTATATTAAGAAATCCAGAACTACGTAGCATATACTTTGATTTAGGTGATGCTAATACTAGTGTGGATAGAAGTAATATGTCTGTATGGGATAACATTAAGTATACGGCTAATCAGATATTTGCATCTGGTAAAGAAGATGCATTATCAGGAGCTATTGATTCTGGATTAGTAGATTACAATAACATACAGAATCTGAAGTATACCGCTAAAGCAGCCGATAAAGATAGAACTCGCGTTCTTAATGATCTTGATTTACTTTTACCTCCTAAATTTGCTTCACTAGAAACTAAACAGTAGGAGTTAGAGAATATACAAAGTAAACTCAGACAAGGTACTTGGTACTTTAATCCTGATGTACTTACTCCAGAGTTTAGAAAGAAGGTAGATGAAAACCAATTAAATTTCTTAGACCCTTCTTCTATTAAGTATGCATTACCACAGATTGGTTCATCTCTATCTGAGATGGGTGCTATGGCTGGATCTTTTGCTACTTCTTTAGCTGCGAGTAAAGCTGCTAAAGCGTTACCTGGATACGGTAAGCTTATTGGTGTAGCAGAAGCTGGTATTAATACTTGGTTAACATGGTATCAAAGACAAGCTGAGACTAATAGTGAAGTATTTGATTCTTACTCTTCTAGAGTAATTAATGCCATTAATGAAAAGAATGTAGACTTTGATAAGATAATTACAGAAGGTAAATAGGAATTAAGCAAGTTAGGTCTTAATACTGATAAATCAGAGTATGATATACTTAATGACATGTTAGTATATAATGTGGCTACAAGTTCTCCTGTATTTGAACAGATTAAGAGAGACTCTTATAATGGTTTAAGACAAGTAGAACAGAGCAACATGGCATTAGGAGCTTTGGATTTACTTGAAGCATCTGTGTTCTCTTATGGTGGTAAAGCTGCTATGAACTCTATACTCAAAGGTACTAAGCTTGCTACAGCTGGTTCTAAACTATCTAAAGCAGCAGAAGCTGGTAAAAAGTTTGTAGATAGTAATATCAATAAGGCATTACTCAAGATAACAAGAAGTCCGGGTGCAGCTAATGAAACTAAACATTTGTTAGGCAGTTTAGGCTCTATGGCAGCTAAAGCTGGCTTCATTGCTGTATCTGAAGGTACTGAAGAAGGTGTACAGAATCTTTTGCAGAGTGAATATCAGAAAGGTTTATACGATAAGTATAGAGGAGAAGATGCCACAATCTTAGAATCTATCGGTCGTAATGCTAGATTAAGTGTAGAATCTAATTTAGCATTAGCTGGTCTACATCCTGATGATGCCTTAAATAATGATAACGAACTTATACAGTCAATGAAAGTTGGTTCTCTTATTGGTATTATCATGGGTTCTTCTTTATCTGTAGCTAGTGGTTCTTATAATGCATACCAACAGTTGATGGCAGATAATCAAGTAAGACAAATGTCTGCGCATGACTTTGCTAATAGAGAGAATGATGCTAAAGTAGATCAATTTTATAATGCAGCTAAGCGTAAGAAATTTGAATATTTACAGAAATCACTTGAGGATATTAGAGATAACTTCTTACCAGAAGGCGTAACAGCAGAAGATATTAATTCTGATATAGCAGATGCTAGAAAGATTAATATGTTGTATCATAATCCTACATTGGATAATAACTTTACCGATTTAGGAGTAACTAGAGGAACAGAGAAACATCGTAACATCCTTAAGAATGCACTTAAGGCTATGAATGTTGAAGAAACATACAGAGCAGATACTAGAGTAGCGGCAGAAGATTTGAATACTGCCTTAAATAATGCTGACGATGATTCTTATGATGCTACTATCAGAACATTCTATGGCCAAGCTATTGCACAAGATCCTGAATATGGAGTAGATTATGAATCTTATAAATCTGTATTCAAACAAATAAATCAAATACAGGCAGCAATCAAGTCTCTTACTAAACTTAATAATCAATTAAAGAATAGAGAAAACTTCTTAAAGACTATTAAGGATAAAGAGGGATTAGATGTAAATCTTGAAAACATAGCTTCTATTCAAGAATCAGTTAAACAAGATTTAAAAGAGCATAAAAGTAATTTAAAAGACGTAGCTGATATAATTGGAGTAGATCCTAAAGATCTATCAATTGAGTTCAATAATTCTGAAGAAGTTCAGAATGCTTTTGCTCAAAGTGCTGTAATTAAAGGACTGTACAAAAGAGCTTTAAATCGTAGAATGGCTTATCAAAATGGCTTTGTATTAGACTTTAACTACAAATTTGATATCAATGCTCCTACTTGGAATACACTTAGTGAAGAGCAGAAACAAGAGTAGATTGATAAGGCTAACAAGCAAGCTGAAGAAGCTAACGAAGCTGCACCTAGCTTGAATAAAATTATTTCTAGATATAATGCAAATATCAAGAAACAGTTTGACATAGACGGTAAGAAAGCTACTGCATCTAGACAAGCTGCTAATGCTATTATACTTAAAGATTTAGAAAGATTTGAAAAGAATCAGCAATCATACGAAGAATTAGCAGAAGAGCCTAGTGTAGAAGAAACTCCAGAAGTAGACTTTGTTCCAGAAGTAAATCCTGAAAAGGATGACATTGCTATCAGAAGAACAACTGATAAGTATGAAGATATTTATGGAGAAGAAGTGACTACAGAACCTGAAAAGAAGACTGTAGTCGAAGAAGAAGTAACCGAAGAAGATATTCCAGAGGATATTGATACTGAAGATGGAGACTCTATTGAGAGTGAACCTGTAAAATCTACAGAACCTACTCCAGAAGAAGTAGATAAATCTTCACAACCAGAAGAACAATAGGAAGTAGTTGAGGAAACAGACGAAGATCCTGAACCCGAACCAGAACCTGAAGATGAGCCTGTTACAAAACAAGATGTTGTAACAAAGAAAATCGATAGAACTAAACCACTTAGTCCGTCTTTGTTTAGAGAAGAACCTGAAGATGTAGATCTTAGAGGAATAGAACAAGGAGTAGAGGAAAAGGAATTCAAAGAAGGTACTGTAAAAGACAAAGTACAGGAAGGCGTTGAAGAGAAAGAGTTTAAAGAAGGAAGTGTAGTAAAGAAAACTAAAGTAGAACAACCTGCTACTCAAGCTCCTGAATAGACTCCAGATCCAGTTCCTGCTCCAGAAGCGAGAACGGGTACATCTATTCCTGATAATAGCAGATACGGGATAGATGAACAAGGTAATGTACTATTAGATGGTAAACCTGTAGATCCAGCTAAGATAGAATTCGCTGATGCTGAACTGCAATTCTTAGACCAAGATGGAAGTAAACTAGATGCTTTAACAGAGTCTGCTAAAAAAGATCCGGCTTCTGTAAAAGGAGTAAGTACTTCACAAACACTAGTAGCTGCTGGTAAAGTCGGTAAAACCTTATTTTACTTACCAGATGCTGTTAAACCATTAGATCTACCATTCAAATTACCACACGAAGGCAAGTTAAACACTGGAGAAGAGCTTGCACATGCACTAGCAGATCCTACTTTCTTAGATAGAGTAAAGGAAGAAGGATAGGCTTATTTTGCTATTGGTAAATATGGAAAGAACAATACGTTTAATCCTAATGATGTTACTACTTTTGATAGTGCTGATATATACCTTATTATAAAGTTAGGAGATAATGTATATGCTACCGCTTTACGCAAACCTAAAGATGCAGAAACATTCTATTTAAGACGAGGAGAAAAGAATGTAGACGATGTAAACAAACTTAAAGACTTCCGTAATAAGATCATTTCTGCATACTTCCAAGGAAGAACAGATATACCTACTACTGCTCTTACACATGTTGTTCCTACTTCTATGAATAGGACTAATGGAGTATTTAATACACAGAAAGACGCAGATGGCAATCCTATATATAGAAAGCTTACTGAAGTAAAGACTTTTGCTATACCAGAAGATCCTTATGCTTTACTCGATGAAGTAACATTTGGTTATGGTACTGGTATAATGTCAGAGTTGAATCCTATGGCTATCAACTCTTTAGATAAGACTGTTGCATTAGCCGATAGAGGTGGATATTCTGGTAGTATCTACATCTTTCCTAAAGTAGAAAATACTCCGTCTAGACGATATAGTGCGCCTATAATGCTTAGTGAAAAGTTCTTTAGAAATCCCAATGTGACATCTCCTGAAGAAGTTCAGCTGTATGATAAACAGAAAGGTGTAAAGAAGAGTTTTCCTGAGTATATATATGACTTACTTGTTGGTAATGTTGAGGATAGATACGGTATACTTAACATTATTGTAAACAATGGCGATCATACCAGCGTATCTAACAAGTTAGCTAAGAAAGCAAATTTCTTAGTAGCTAAACAATTGTTCTTCGATCCTGAAACTAATACACTCAGACTTGGTGTAAAGAATGAAAATACTGGTAGATATGAATCTGTAGTATTAAAAGTAGACTAGATAGAAAGATCTAAGCAGCTTAAAAGAGAAGTAATATACAACATCATGTAGAACTATCACTGGAATACTGATGTTGATGCTATGATAGCTCCTATTAGTGAACAGCTAAGAGATCTGATGATACAATCTCAGAAAGATAAACTAGTGTTATTCCCAGGAGAATTAGAGTTTACTAAAGAAGACTTAGGTATTAAGAAAGTAGGATCAAAACTTGTTAAAGATAGAGAAGAAGCTCCTTCATTACTTAATTGGATGATTAGAAGTGGTAAGCTTATGACTGATGTAGGTGAATAGGCTTTCAACGCTCCTTTCTTATATGTTAATGATATTCAAGTTGATGAAACTAAATTACCTAAACAAGAAGTAAAAGAAAAAGAGGAAGTTAAGCAGCCTGGTCAGACAGCTAAACCTTCTCAAAGTAGAGCAGCTAAATTCTATAATCAATTAGGAAAAGCTGATAGTAACAGTCCTAAAGTAAATAGACTACTTACTAAAGAAGAAGCTCAAGCTTTGAATATGCGTACTCCTAAAGGCATGACTCTTTACTATGATGCTAATGGTAAATTAGGTCTTATGGCTACTCCTCAAGGTGTATATTCAGATTCTACTAATGAATAGACTGGAGCATTTGTAAATACTGAAGAAGCTCGTAAATGGTTAATTAATAAATTAGGTTTAAAACCAGAGCAAGTATTTATTACGGAAGCCGCTATGCGTATGGGTAATAACCCAGAAGTATACGGTGTTACTAGAGTAGCTGCTGATACTCTACTTGGACAAATTATTCTGTCTAAGAAAGGTAGAGAAGGTATTGAGTATCACGAAGCATGGCACTATGTAAACTTATTAGTACATTCTAATACTGAAAGAGAGATACTGTATAGAGAATACTTGAAGCAATATCCAGAATATTCTAATGCTACTAAAGCTGAACTAGAAGAGTATTTGGCAGAAGACTTTAGAACATGGATGCTTACTGAGACTAAACCTAGATATATTATCTTAAAAGCATTTAGAAGAATTAAGGACTTCATAAATAAACTGTTTAATAGAAACGATTCCCTACTTAGTAGTGTATATAAGAGAATCAAGAATGGTCAGTACGCAAAAACTCCATTGAATGAAGAGTCTATTAAAGAGTTTAAAGATGCTTACTATAAAGGTGTATACTTTAGTATTCCAGGTATAACTAAAGAACAGCAAGAGAAGATTAAGAGTATTACTGATCCAGGTACATACTATGATGTAGTAGACTCTCTTACTAATGCTGCTATTAGTTTGTTTGGTATTAGAACTCAAGAAGACATTGATGGACTTAGCGATAAGTTTAAAATGTTGCTTCAAATACTTGAAACTAGTGTTGAAAGTGGAGCAATACCTGAAGGTAATGAAAACATTGCTAGAGAAGTAGTAGCAAACTATGACTTATTTCACTCAGCTGTAATTGACAATCTTAGAGAGCTTTCTATTAAAGAGATAGAAACTAAAGACGACGAGACTAAAGCTAGTGTAGATACTGGTGAAGTAAATCCTAAAGAGATATTTGATAGGGTTGCATACGAATTCTCTAAGAAAAGTAACACATCATTTAATGCTAAGTTATTCTTCTACTCTATTCCCAAAGAAGAATATGTCTATAATGTAGATGAAAATGGTAACGAAGTAAGAGAATTGCAGCCTGTAAAAGATAGTATATTCGGTATGGGAACTACTGTACCATTTGATGTTGTTTGGAATAAAATAATGGATAATCTGTGGAGTGTAGAAACTTGGGAAGATATTATAGGTATGTCTCAAGAACTTGCCAAAACAGACCCATTCTTCCAATCTCTGTACAACAGTCTTACAGGTGATAATACTCCTGATGAGAATACTCAAACTTAGTTACTAGTTACTATCAAGAGCGCTAAGAATCAGCTTACTACTATTCAATTTGAAGAAGCTTTTGAGAAATCCAAATAGAGTAGAGAGTATGATGAAGCTGGAGATATAAAAGAAACAGTAAAAGCTAAAGCTGGTAATTGGACTATATTATCTTCAGAGAATCTTAGACTTATTCGTAAATATCCTAGACAATGGAGCACATTATTCTATGTGTCTGGTATGGTAAACAAAGAAGATCCTAATGATGTACATGTCGATGAAGCAAGATATAAGAGAATAATCAAAGATTATACCAATATCAAAAAAGAGCTTCATGCAATGGCTCAAGACTTTATAGGTAAAAAGCGTAGACCACATACTCAAGATGAAGTAAGAAATCTTGTGCTGCAATCAAAACAGCAATTAGTAGATATACTTAATACTATAGGTATACCAGTTGATGTAAATACTATAGATTACTTGTTATACAATGTAGATTCTGTTAATGAAAATCTACCTACTATTTCACAGTTTGATAAATTATTTAGTATGTTATCTAGTTCAGTTCCGGGTAACTTTACAGATAGCGTATTTGGCAATATTGGTTATTTAGCTGGAGGAAAAGGTAGAAGACAGAATAAGAATGTGAACTATGACAATGTATTCGTCGGTGGTGAAAAGTCTATGGTATCTCAGTTAGCTGTAGCATATGGTAGAACACATCCAAATCCTGCTGAGTTTAGTGTAACTGGTCCTAATAATACTACAATGTATCCCATTAGTGAAAACAACTATATTGCTGACCAGATTAGATGGGCAAATAACGATCCTAATGTTGTACAGGAGATGTTAAAATCTTCTTACAATAAGAGCTCTATTCTTATGAATGGAGTGGCAAATGGAGCTCACCTTAAACTACATACATTTATTGCATTAAAGAGTAAAGACACTAATGAAAGTAGAGACTATTTTGGAATATCTCCTATTGAGGATTATATCAGTAAAATGGTATTTACTCACAATAACTACATTACTTTACCTACTATGGCTGATAAGAAGACATGGTATGCAATTAGTGGAGTAAACTTATTCCACGATTTAGTTAGTAAAACTAAAACAGTAGATGTATTTACAGAAGATGGTTTACAGACTGAATATCAGCAATTAAGTGATTACAGATTATCTGATAGCACCATTGAAGCTTTCTATAATTACTTAGTAAGTGAATTTAATGCTATCAATGACTATTTTGCAAATAAACACATTGTTGAATAGAACCCTAATCTTTATATTAAAAACTATCACGGTAAGATAAAGAAAGGAAAGATGGATGCATCTGGTAATGGAGGAAGATTTAGATATTTCTCTTCACTTAAGATGCGTACTGAAGATGGTACTTATAAATATTTCCCATTAAATCAATGGTTATATCAGGCAGAATTAGCTGAATATAATGGAGTAGAAGGACAAGTTCAAAGAAGACTAGAACAAATAAGTAATAGATTATTTGATGAATCAAACAGATAGGATATTTACGATTCCATCAATGCTACACTTATGGATCTGATTAAGAATGAAGTTAGGTAGCTGAATAATTTAGGTATCATCAAAGTAACTAAAGAAGGTAGCTTGGTTAACAAACTTATACCTGAAAACATTATAGAAGAGTATTTTAGTAATACTGCTAAATTACCTAAAGAACATTCTTCTAGAAGAAATAGACAGGACGCAATATTCTCAGTAATAGCTAACCACACTATAAATACTATTATATCTGTTAATGAAGTAGAGAGAATGTTTGTTGGAGATCCAGCATACTATAAATGGTAGAGAAATAAAAAAGATAGTTCTATAATTACTGAAAGAGCAGTAGATAAGATCAAACGTCTTAGTTCTGTATTATCTACAGGTTCTAATCTTCGTACTTATTGGGGAGAAGGTGATCCTAGAAATAATTCTAAGTTCACTGTAATGAATCTATCAGATAATAATGTAGTATCTAATAGTTATGACGGTTTGTACAGACTGTTTAAAGCTGCTGAAATAAGAAGAGTGCTCAAGAAAAGAAATCCCAATCTAACTGACGAACAATTACTTAAAATGACTAGAGATAAGCAGTTAGAAAAGACCTTTAGTACATTTGATAAGGATACCAGAAATAAGATAGACGCAAGTGTATCTAGACAAGCTGGAGCATATGGTATGGATGATAGAGGTAACGGTAATATCAACCAAGCTGATGCTGCTGTATATATCAGACCCGCTCTATATAAGAGAATTATTCAAGCTGTAGGTGAATGGTCACCAAAAGTTGAAAAGGCTTTTGAATTAATGGAATCTGATACAAATTGGTTATCTGATCCAGAGTTATATAGTCAAGCACTGGAAACTCTTATCAAACCTTTGAAGATGGTATACTTTGGTAATCACACTAACTCTCTTCTTAATCTTACGATTCCTGTATTTGATAAGATGGCAATCTTCCCAATGTTTAAAGTATTAGCAAATGCTGATAATCGTATTATTTATGATAGAATGAATAATGCAGAACTTGGAGAGATTGATATGATTGCATTTGAATCAGCAATTAAAGTAGGATCTAGAGTATTAGTAGACGCCTATAGTGATGCTCAAAACTCTAAATTCAATGCTGAAAACTTCAATAAACCTTCTACATCTACTATTAAAGGTTCAGATATAAGAGAGTAGTTAGATAGCAATAACTCTATGCTTCCTACTTATATACAAGATCTAAAGAATCTGAGATTACAGATGAATACAGATCCTCACGAACATACAGATAGATCATTTGGTACGCAGGTATCTAAGATTGCTTTATCAAACATTGTTAAAGATCGTGTATATGGTTATAATAAAGGTAGAAAGATAACAGGAGAACAAATTATTAACAATGTAATGGGTAGCATTATAGCTTTATCTGATAAAGGAGCAAGCTCTTTAAAAAGAGAATTCTTCAATAAAGATAAAGAATTAGACAAAAAACAGTTATCTAGATTCTTAAAAGAACAAGGTAAACAAAGTGGATTGTCTACTGATGCTATCATGTCTATGTCATATGATCCTACTACTGGAGAAATGATAGCTCCTTTGTCTTCATTAAGTACTCGTAAATTCATTGAAAGTAGAATTGTATCTCAAGTAGGTAAGAAAGCGGTAGATATTAATACACCAGGTGGATCTGCTATTCAGATGGCATTCTTTGGATTTAAGAAGACACACACTTTATCACAAGAAGATGTAAGCAGAGCGTATAATGATGGTAAGCCTTTGAAATTCTTGAAAGATAATGGTAGTATGGAATGTATGCTTAGCATAAACTTCTTTAGACATGTAGTACCAAAAGAATATCAAACAGATTATACTACTATGCGAGAATGGTTGTTGTCTAAAAATATAATTGGAGATAAAGCTGATCCATTTGCAATTGGTTATCGTATTCCTACACAGGGCCTTTCATCTACCGCATCATTAGTAGTCGCAGATGTATTACCAGCAGTAATGGGTGATACTATTGTAGTTCCTGATGAATTTACTGCAATGACTGGTTCTGACTTCGATATCGATAAATTGTATATTGCATCATACTGGTATGATAAAGATGGTAATAAGATTGAGTTCGATGAAACTAAGGATACGTCTATGCATGATATCTATCACGCTAATAATGAAAAAGCATTAGTAAATAGACTGTTAGACATGTATAACTTAGTTATATCTGACGATAGTAATATTGATGAAACCAGAGCTCCTCTTGATAACCTTACTAACATTCTGAAGAAAGATATTCTTCCTATAGTACAGGCTGCATCAAATGCCGAAGCCGCTCCTTTCTATGAAGCATTACCGTCATATCAGTTATCAAAGAAGTTTGAATATACTGGTGGTAAGATGGGTATTGCTCCGTTTGCTTTGCATTCTACTAATCATGCTATGACACAAGCAATGGGTCTAAAGATGGATTTCGGAGCATATGGAAGTATGTTCAATCTTGAATAGATTGATTCTATCACTAGTCAGGACGGTTATCGTATTATGGACTGGTTATCTGCAATGGTAAACGCTCACGTAGACGTTGCTAAAGACCCGTACATTATGACATTAAATGTTAATGACGTTACTTATAATATGACTAACTTCTTACTTAGAACTGGTAAGGGTACTACTACCTTCTATTTCTTGCCTCAAGAGATACTTAAGGACTATGTAAGTGAAATGCTCAAAGCAAATGGTGTATATGGTGTAGATCCTAATACTTCTATAGCTAACAGAAAAAAGGATATTATAAATAAATTATATAACATTTATACGTCTTTAGCTCAGAAAAGTATAGAAGAAGTGGAAGATCCTGATTTGAGAGATCAGTATTCTGATATGTTAAGTAACTGGAAAGCGTTCTATGCTGGCAAGAAGATTAACAAAGAAGATACTCCAAAACTTGCAAATGCATTAGATCAATCTATTCTGAAAGAGAATTTGATTAAGAATAACAAAGGTGAAAAAGACTTTATGTATTACTATAATCAGTTATTGGTATTTAGAACATTCAATACTCTTACTCCAATGTCTGATACACTTAACACATTAGTTCAGAGATCTCAGATTGATACTAAAAAGTACGGTAATACTCTAGCTCTAGAAAGTAATTTCTACAATCAGGTACAAGACTTTATAACTGGAGAACAGGATTCCTTCTTTATGACAGATGCAAATGGTAAGCCATTAGAAGTAAATGCTTTACTTCAGTATTACAATAATACATTTTTATCTACTAAATTAGAGCATGCTGTATTTATACCAAGATAGATTCTTAAAACACAACTTATTACTGCTACTTATCAATATAAGAATATAAACAATTATGTATTGGGTAGCGTAGTAGGTAAAACCTATACTCAAGATCCTATTACTGGAGATGAAATAGTAAGAAGTAAATCTACAGGTAATAAAGACTTAGTTACACAAGTAGCAGATGCTACAGAGACATATCTTAGAACTCACAATCAACAAGAGAGAATGTTTAATCTTACCGATGAATAGATCAATAGTATGTTGTTTGGAGATAAGAGTATGTGTAAGAGATTATTCAATCTTAAACATAATATAATGAATAATCCAGCAAGCTATCCTGAATTAGTAGATGCTGAAGGTAATATCACTAATGAATTACTTAACTATTTGATACCTGTACCAGCTACAGATAAAGATGTAGAAGGCACAGCAGATAGAATTCAATTGATGAACTCTTCAATGTCTAATAGTTCTAACTTTGAGAATAGACTTATCGCTTACTTTACTGATCTATTAGATAGTAAAGATGAACGTATTAGGAATTTTGCAAATGACCTTGCTAGATATGCTTACTTAACATCTAATGATAATAAGGGTGTAAATACATTCTTCCATTTAGTTCCAATGGATTGGAAGATGCAACATGGTTATATCGAATCTGTAAAAGATGTAATTCAGGTACTCAACAATAGTGACTCAATGGATAAAATAATCACAGATATAGACAATCATTCTATAAGTAGCTATCCATCTATTTCATTGTCAGTAGCTCGTAATAACTGGAATAATGAAACTATTGTACCCACTAGATCTATTCCTAAATCTGGTGCAGGCAGCATTATTGCAGATGATGTACTTCCTAACTCAGTATCTAGAAAGTATAGAAAAGGGGTTAAATATGCTCTTAGTTTTGTAGATAGTAAAAACAGTAATTCTGACTTTGTTAAAGTATCTTATGATGGAAATCCACAGAACGACGTACTCTATGTCAAAGTAGGTAAAGTAAAAGCATTTGATAAGAATGATCCTAGCAAACCTCTTAAAGGTGAAACTAAGACAGTTTATATGGCTATACCTAAATTAGGTTCGTTATAGAATGGTAAGCTTATACAAGAGTATCATAAGAACTATGATGAAAAGTCAGCATTCGATAATAACAATATACAAACATTAACATCTGAATAGATTATGTATTTCTATAATTCACACGAAAGAGGAAATTATGCAATATCTTATAAAGGTCTTAAGTTTGATGATATTATTGTTGAATTTACTCCTAATGAATACCTTGAAGGAGGATTAGATTATAAGTTAAGTGATGCAGGTCAAAAAGCTGTTGACAGAGATGTAAACAATGCTCTTGGTGATTATGGATTACTTGAAAATCCAGCATTTAAAGATAAGATGGAATAGAGACTGGCAATTGCAGAAGCAATAGGAGATGCTCCTGTAAAGAAAACAAGCAAAGTTCTTGATTATCGTATGTTTAAAGAAGAACCTGAAAACTTTAAGTTTGAAGATAATATTACTGAAGAGTATTTAACTAAAAAAGATGATGATCCTAGTAGTCATTGTTAAAAATAAATAATATGTTTTGTCCTTAGATAAATAATTAGAAGGTAAGAGATTCCTTCAACGATATAGTGGAAGCTCTTGGTGGTGAACCTTTGACCATCGAGGAGTTTAAAGACGGAGAATTAAGGAAACAAAGAACAGGTGTGAATTATGCGGCTATGAATGCCGCATATTCCATCTGGGATATGAATAACGGCAATAGCATAGATAGAGCACCTAATGGTGAGCCTTCTATACTTTTTCAAACTCTTATGGAAAAGTATGATGGGGATACTATGTAGGCTATTTAGGCTAAGTCTAAAGTATATAGTAATGGATTTAAGAAATGGTTTGGAGATTGGATAAACAACCCAGAAGAATCATCTAAAGTAGTTGATGAAAACGGCGAGCCTTAGATTGCTTATCGTCAATCTGACGATCCTTCTAAAGAAGTAGCAGTATATGTAAATGCTAAAGTATTAGATGAAGAGAAAACTGCTATAAATAATGGTACAGACATAAAATCTGTAGATAATAGTGGCAGATTCATATCTAATTCTTCAGATTTGTTTGACGGTGTATTCTCTCCAGAAGCATTAAAATTCAATGAAGTAAACATAAATAAAGCACAAGAAGCTCTGAATAACTTTAGAGCCAACAGATATGACTTTTCAAATGTTACAGCCAATCTAAGACAAAGAATTAGAGACGGGGTTAAACAAAGAATTAAAGCAATCAATAATAGAAATATACCCAATAAGTCTGCTATAATCACTTCATTAGAATACCAGCTAAATAACTTAGAAAACAAAACTGTATCAGATCTTGAGAATATAGTATTCTTTATTAAAGATGTATGGTCTAATATGGAAAGTCCTATTGGTCTTATACTTAGAGCTTAGAAGAACATTACTGAAGGTAAAGACAGTGGATTGAGTAATAATTAGCTTATTCAATTTCAGCAGGACTATTACGGAATGTATAATACACTTAGTAATGAAATTGCTGCTGAATTATTCAACTCAGATAGATACAGAGACTTATTAGGAGCTCAAGAGTTCGACGATCTTAAAGCTTAGATAAAGTAGATCCAAGAGATGTTTGGATACGCTCAAACAGCTTTAAATGACGTAATAACAGACCATGCTGCAAAGACATTATTAATGCGAGGCATTGATGCCGGATCTAATACTATACGTAACTATGTTAATACTTAGCTTACTTCTACTGCTAATGATATGTCTATGTTAGTAAGACTCATTGGAGCTGGAGATAAGATGTCTGATGAAGCTCTTAGAGTAATGTTTAATATAGTACAGAGAGCAGAGGATAAAATTGCTGAAAACACTTATATTAAAGGTAGAAAGCTATTAAAGTTACTTGATAAAGTAGGTACTAAGTAGTTGAAACTATTTGAAACTGACTCTAAAGGAAAGAAAACAGGTTATTTAGTTAGAGATAAAAAGTATGGATAGTTTAGAGCTGAGTTTAAAGACTTTATGAAAGCTCTTAAGGCTAGATACAATGTATCTGAAGATAGACAAGTGCCAGATGATATCAATGTAAGAAAGCAATTTAATGCCGAAAAGAATGCGTGGCTTGAAGACCACTGTGAAAGAAGATTTACAGCAGAATACTATAACTTATTTAATAGCCTTAGTGATGAAACTATTGCAGCTAGAGACGCTATCCAATTTAAGATCTATACTTTATTAGATAAAGTAAGAGACAAGCATGGTAATGTAAATTTGGAGAAACTAAGCGATGCAGAATGGGATCAGTTACAAGGATACTATGTTTAGAAGAAGCAATTAGCTTCTATTTACTATCCTAGTGGAGCAAAGAAACAAGATATTGAATTATAGATAGCTCTCGAATTACAAGATTTAAATAAACAGCTTAGTGGAGCTTTAGAGTATAAAGTAAATCAAAAGAAATTTGATGAAGTAAAAGCTGAAAAGAAAAGAACTTTATCAGAAGAAGAATTCAAGAAGTGGGAACAAAGAAATACTAGAGTAGAAATAGATCCTAAATTCTGGGAACAATTAAAGAAGATACAAAGACGAGAATATGGTGAAGAGTATGCTAGAATTCAAGAAGTAAAGAGAGAAATACTTAATACTTATAGAGATGAAAGAACTGGTACTCCTAATACTCACTTAATGTCTCGTGAAGTAGTAAAAACACTCAAGGCTCTTGATAAAGATTTACGTAGAATTAGAAGGAAAACTAAAAAATCAGGTAAGAAAGGTGAATTACAGTTTAAAGATATTGCTAAAACCGTAACTACTTGGCAGTATAAGAGAGATAAAAAGGAAGCGATGGCTAAAGAAGCCACAAATCCTGGTTATTATGCTTCTTGGGAAGCTCAACATCATACGTATACTGCTGAAGGTAAGGCAATACCTAATTCTTACTATACTACTATTGTACCACTTAATGAAGAGTATATTCATATAGTACCTAGTAGAGCATTCTCAGAATTATCTGAAGATTCACAATTCTATAATAAGAATTATAATGAAAATTCAGATGAATACTATCAGCCTAAATCTTCTTTATATGGTAATGAAAAGCAGTTCGCTGAACTAATGAAAGACAAAGATTTGAAAGCTCTATATTCTGCTATATTAGAGACTATGCACGAATCCAATGAAAAATTACCATTCTTAACAAAGAATGATCCATACAAATTACCGCAGATTAGTGGTAGTATGTATCAGTTTGTAAAGAGTTAGGACAATCTGATTAAAGGTATGTTAAAGTATACGGAAGATTCCTTTGTAGCTAATTCTGATGATGTTGGTTTTGCTCCAGAAAAGATAACAACTAGACCTGACGGATCTCCATTACGCATGGTTCCTACTTACTATATTAAAGATTTAGATGATGTAACTACAATGACTAATGACTTAGTAGGAGCTGTTGTTTCTTACTATAAAATGGCAGAGAATTTCAAGTAGAAGACAGCAATTGCTCCAGACCTTGAGATTATAAAGAATCAATTAGGTTTAAGAAACTTTACTGGTACTAATACTACTATGGATAGAGCAAAGAAATGGTTATTGTAGAAACAGGACCCTAAAAAAGGTACAGAAACGCGTGTATACGAGTTTGCTAAGAACTTTATAGATATGCAAGTATACGGGGAGCTTACTAAAGGTAACTTCTTTACTATAAAAGGCAAACAGTATAATTTGTCTAAGTTACTTTCGAAACTGAAGAATTGGGGAACCACTATCAACTTGGGTTTGAATTTCATTAGTGCTTCTGTAGGTTTTATTACCGCTTTACATACTTCTTTCATGATGGCAGTGCAAGGTAGGTATTTCAACATGGGTAATTATATGCACGCTTGGAAAAACACTATAACTAATCTTCATAAATCTGCGTGGAATATAGGCGCTAATAATATTAATAATAAGTATATTAATCTAATGGAATACTTTGAGATTGGTACTGAACAAGATAGATTGTTTAAGGAATCAAATCTTAATAGAGCGGTAAAAGTAGCTAAACGAGATTGGGCATTCGGAATTTACTCTATGTCTGATTTTATAATTAAAGGTACCATCCTAAATTCCGTTATGTTAAACTTTAGGTACTTCAATGGCGAATTTCTGACAATGGAATAGTTCATGTAGAACTATAAAAACAATGAAACAGAAGGAAAAGCTGTTTGGAGTACATTACCTACTTCTTATGATGTAGTAAATGTAGAAAATGGTATAATTAAAGTAGATCCTAAGTATGCTAAAGCATTTGAAGCTAAGAAGTTTGTAATTAAAAACACCGCAGCCACTATGGCAGCTACAGCAGATGGTATGTTAACTCCATTATAGAGAACATAGATGCAAGCAAATGCTTGGGGTGCATTGTGTATGATGCATAGGCAGTATCTTCCTAATCTGATATAGGAAAGACTTACCATGAAAAAACACTATGACTATAATACAGGAACTACTAGGGAAGCTCTTTATAGAACACCATATAGAGTAGCTAAAATGCTATTAAAAGATTGGGGTCAAAAAAAACAAATATTAGAAAGTCTAGATGCTTCTGATAGAGCTAATCTAAAGCAAATAATGACAGAATTACCATTATTATTTGTAGCATATCCATTAATCTCTACGGCATTATCAGCAGAAGCAGATGATGATAAAGATAATTGGTTGAAACAATTATGTGCATTACTTGTAGTTAGGTCTAAGTTCGAAGCAGGAGCTCCGTATAATGTATTAGATATTGTAAATACAGTTAAATCTCCATCTGCTATATTTAGTATGACAGATAATATATCTACTGTAATTAACTATCCTATATACTTGTTTAATAATGGAGATAAAGTATCTAAGTATGGTCCATATAAAGGATGGACTAAACTAGAAAAGTCATTACTTAAACTAACACCATTTAAGAATGTATGGGAACTTCAAGATCCAGCTATTAAGCGAAGATACTTCTAGACACAAATTGATAAATAAAAGTAAAGGCTACTATCCTCACGGACGGTAGCCTTTTTTATTGCTATGTTAACTGTGATATGTATAATTTAAACTTCTTCTAGAAGCTTAGTATAACTAGGCTCTAGAACGTCCTTTAATGGAACTGTTTCTATGCATTTGCCTGAATAGGAAATGTCATAGATATAATCTTCTATATCAATTCTGTTAGAATACTTCCATAACTTAAAGATTGCGACTTTATGTTTTGGAGTAAGACATCTATTACCACTATTCTTGAGTGCTTTAAATTCATGTCTAAAACACATTGGAACAGTAAAGATAGCCAAGTCATAAAAGACTCCATCTATCCTAATAGAATATCTATTATAGAAATTTCTATTTCTTTCTAACATTTGATCTAGTTGATCTACTTGTTTTATGGTGTTACACTTAAATAGGATAAACAAATGATTCTCAAACCACGGGTAGTCTTTACTTTCATTGTACATGTTAACAAACATAGGACATTCAAGTAATTCATTGTTATCCATAATCAACTGTGACATAAACATCGCAGTTTTATTTAAGTTCCTCAATTCCGTCATTCTCGTAGTATTCACGAGTATGTTCCCAATTACCAGAATTGATATGATATGATATTCCTTTTAAAGCATCTGATATTACTTCTGACCTTTTGGATAACTCCTCAGGGTTCAACATATTGAACACTCTAACTTGATTATTACCATTTGTTTGAATAGCTATTATATATGCCCTCTTTTCATACTCAGACATATTAATACCTAGTTCATTAGTAAAATACCAATCTAGAGCTTCAAAGTAAAATTCAAGCTGCCTATAATAATCGTACTCCTCTACAGAATGTTTAAAGTTAAAAGCATCTGAAGTAGTTTTAAGGTCAATAAGAGTAACTACTTTATTCTTATGATCTAATATAACTCTATCAATAAGAGATTTACAGTCTATTCCTGAAGACGGATGTGTCCAGTTAATGTGAAATTCATTATGACTTTCTACATCTTCTGGCCATAATAATTCCTTAGCTGCTACATGATTTTCTAGATTTGATTTAATGTTCTTCAACATATTCAAATCTGTAAAGGATATAATATTCTTAAAGTTTCTAGTTCTAAGATATTTTATATAGTTAGTATAAGTATCTACTAATTTAGTAGCATCATCTAATACAACTTCATCCTTTTTACTGTTACTATAAGAGCTCCTATATGCTTTAATCTTTAAAGTATCTACTGATTCTAGTGGTTCTGTAGACAATAGATTAGCATAGCATTCGCAGAAGGTCTTCTGCTGAGGTGCCTTAGGTGTATCAAAATCAAGTATTTCATAGTCTTTCCAGAATTCCTCTGGCTGTAAAATGTACTCGTGGATCATAGTACCTCTTTCAAGAAACTTACCACTAAGTCCTTCCTCTTTATTATCGAGCATATCTCTTAGATATTGAGGCCCTTTATTAAGAAACCAACCTATCGCAGAGTTCGAAATACGAGTATTATCTTCATAATAAGGAATTATTATTTCCATATTATGCAGCCTCACATTTTTCAAGAACAGAACTGTTCATGTAGTTATTAAAGTCTTTAACTTCCTTTAATTTTTCTTCCCACATTTTAATGCGTCTGTATGCAAAAAATGCACCTTTTGCATCACCATTGATTATGTTAGTCTCAAAATCTTCTCTAGCTTCTTCTAACATACGTTCTTGCTCGTTAAGAAAATTACACAATGATCTTCTGAACTTTACTTCAGATGCAAGGTTCTTTACCTTTTTAATAATACTTTGTAGTACATTCATAATTTAAAATTTTTCAACCTCTCAATTTTTCATCTTTCAAAAAACTGATTCCTCAGTTTACGTGTGAAATAGGGAGTAACCAAACTCCCTATCTCTATACTTTAATTCATTCTTAGATTCTGTAAAAACTCTTCAAAATTAATTACAGGTATATCTTCAGCATCATCGTCATCATCTTCGTAGTCATCAAAACTATCTTCACAATCATCATCTTCTTCATAAGAAGTATCTTCACAATTGTGAATTTCCTCTTCTTCAGTTGATTCAATTGGTTTTGAATTCTTAAGCTCAATATTCATATCCTGAGCAATTACTGCATTAGACAGTTCAGGGAACATAATCTTTTCATCGATAAACGATAAAATGTTATCAATAGATAACAAACGGAAGTTATTAACAATGAAATTATAAGTATTTTCAATTTCGTTCAAAGCAATACCTTTATCTTTAAGGATTTCTTTCAAGAAACGAGCATTATCGTTTGCTTCAAAGTGTCTCTTATAACGAATACGAGAACAGCGATTCTGCAAGAATTCACTGATATTATTTTCATTATTACAAGTAAAAAGTACTAGCTTTTTAGCATTAGTCTGTACACCATCTAACCATCCTAACAGTTCCTCAGTATTCCAATGCTTATCTACTTCATCAAAGATAACTGCTACTGGAGTAGAGAACTTACGGAAAAAGTCATTGATTCTTCCTGTAGGGAAGACTTCATCAACGACAATAACTGGTAGATTCGAATTCTGTGCAATGACTTTAGCCATAACAGTCTTTCCGGTACCTTTAACACCAGAAAGCATTACACCAGTTGATAATTTATCAGTTTTCTCAAAGTAAGTATTTACACGTTTAATGAAGATTTTATCTTCATCTGTAGAATACACTTTAGAAGGTAAGTTTAGTGAACCATCTTCTTCAAAGTAAGACATACCTTCATACCGATTATACTTTAGATTATAGACTTTGCCATGCTCTAATTCATAATCTAATCCTTTGGGTTTACTAATAATCTTATCACCTAGTTTAATAAATTCTGCCATAATTTGTTATTTTTTTGAAAGTTCGTTGACCATCTCGTCAACTTGTTTCTGATTACGGACTAAAAACAACTTATAGTCCTTGTTTTCTTGTTTTAAATAATACTTAAAGATCTTCCATCTTAACGGAAAACTATCCGTTACAAGACCTTTACATTCTATGATAAAGTTTTTCCCAACAAAGTCAGGAAGATAAGTCATAGCTCTTACCTTTTCTCCATTATATTCAAACTTTGGAATAAGCTCAAAGTGAGTAGATTCATATTCTGCATCTATTCCGGCTTCTTTAAGCTTTTTGTAGGTATAAGTTTCGAGTTTACTTCTAAACTTTATACCATCGTATATATTTGGAGTAGCATTACGTACTTTTCCCTACGATTTCTTCTTACTTTTATTCATAACTAATGTGAGTGTATGAAATATTTTTGCGAATAAGGTATTCCGGTTCCTTTTTAGCAATGTTGTTAATTGCCTTAGCTACACGCTGAGTATCTTCTTGGAGTGAAGATAGCATATATGCTAAATATAATTTTGGTAAAAACCGAATAATAAGGGGGACAAACACAAAAATCTCAAGTAACGCTAACAGAAATGCTGCTAAGGTTAAGTATAAAACAAACGCCATCATATTTTTTTCTTTTTTAGTTCTTTATCTAGCCATTGGCTAACTTCTTGGAATGATGTACTCTTAATAGAATCAGAGACATCTTTAGAGTGAATATTTCCATATATAACCACCTGCGGTTTTGCGTTTTCCTTATTCTTAATTGGCACAAATACTTCATCTATTTCGTTCTTTATTAACTTCTTCATCTAACCATTTTTTTATTGTGTTAAAATCATTTAATTTAATAGCATCAGATATATCTTTTGCCTTAAACTTTTTATTAATAAAAAATGCATTGACTTTATATTTGTTTCGTATTTTGATAGTATTTCTACATCCTGCAATATCTCTATCAAATAGTACGATAATGCGCTTAAATCGCTTCTTTAGGTCCTCTAAGACTACATTAGGTATAAATGTAGATTCACTTGATGGAGATATAGCACTATACCCCATTTCATGCAAACACATTACATCCTTCATACTCTTAGTAATAAACAGGATATCACCAGAATCTGGCAATTGTTTAAAACCTTGAATATCCATTTCGGTTAAGTTATTACGCCATTTCGTATACTTATCTCCTAATGGTCTATATATCTTAAAGTTGTTATATACCTTATAGGCATACATAGGATTTTCATTCTTGTAAACTCCTTTAACAATACCATTACATAGATAGTATTTAATACTAAATACATCATATTTCTTTAGTGTATCTAGAGAAATATTAAACTGAGCCCAGTAATTGATATCTATTTGTGTAAAGTCTTGCCTTACGATACCAATTACTGTCTCTGTTGACGGTATATATTGCTTAGAGCTAACGAGTTTTGTTTTATTGGTAATCTTTAGTTTGTCTACTATATCCTTTAAGATTTCATTGTAATCTGTAATACCAGTATATAACGAAACAAACTTTATTACATTACCACATTCACCTGTTCCATGATCCTTAAATAAGAGTTGTTTAGTACGCTTACTATAATATATTCCAAATGAAGGATTCTTATCCTTTCTAAATGGGCTATTATAGATCATACCTACTTTAAAGCTACCAATATACTGAGCATATATGTCATACTCAGTTACTTTAGACAGTATATAATCTAAAGTAATATTAGTAGGTAGTTTTACTCTTTTTTTATCGTACATAGGTTCTACTTTAATGTGATATGCAGAGAAACCAATCTCTGCATACCTAAACTAACTAATAGGAATCCAACCTATGTAATCATTGATCCAATGATTAATATAACTAACATCGCAACTCTGGTCTACACGTGTACGGCGTGAGTACACTCGATTGAACATGATTAGTTATACTCGCTATCGCACTTGCGTATAGTTAGTCGATTAACGCGCTAATCTAAAAAATATCTTAATCCTCTTCCTCTACATCATCATTAAACAAACGGGAAATACTCCGCAGTTTGTGTGCAGCATCTCCTGTAGTTAAACATTCACCTCTACCGATATAAATATCTTGTTTGGTTTCTGTATATTTAACTGAAGCAGATGCTCCCATACAGGGATCTACGTAGAATTTAGCAGCTCTGAATTTGAACATCCAGAATCTAAACATCCACGAAGATACTGAAGTTAGAATTAATGGTTTAATTAGAGTTTCCTCTGGCTTCTTTACCATTACTTCTACATGCAACAAGTCAATATCTTCACCTCTGTAGGATCCAACGTTTTTAGTATCTGTATAAACAGAAATACCAATTCTATAACCTTGATCCTCTAGATAATCAACAAGTCGCATTACTGTATAAGCTCTGATCATTAATGATTCAGAGCTACACCAGGAATTTTCACAAATACAAACATGTAAATTAATAAACTTACCTTGTCCAGCACCGTGATTTCGTATACGTTTTTTCATGGCAAGCATCTGTTCTAAGAACCGATCATAATTCATATCATCGCCATCAAATTCGTCATACTTATATTTCTTTCTTGAACCTCCAAGGAATAAATCTTCTTCGATTTTCTTAAGATTATCTAGACCTTCTTTGTAAGAAAACTTACTTTCTAGAATCTTTTCTCTAGAGAGACCTACCCATTCTGGGTCATTTCGTCCATCCATTTCTTCCCATATATTCAGTCGACCGGTTTCTTCAACTTTGTCGGCTTCAATATAGAACTGTTCTACACTTGGTAACTTAATAGATAAATTCATTATGCTGCATATTTAACTTGATAACGATCATTAGTTGATAGTGGATTGTTTAAACGATCAAACACAATTCGTTTTTCATTATCAGACCAGTTAATAATTAATCGGTCTTTCCAATCAGCAAAATAGTTATTCTTCATTGTATGACCTGCTTGAATCATACGAGTAGAAGCAATACGGCGTAACTGTTCATCTTTAATGATGCAACGAAGTGAGTTAACATAACTAACAACCTCTTCATCATATTGAGATTCAAACTTGTCAGAGTAATTAACATCAATAATACCTCCAACAAATCGGTCAATAGTTGATGCGTCTAACTGATTATTAGCCACATACTGACGGTCAGCACCATTACCAAATGTATTTGAAGTAGCAATAATAATGCACTCCGGATGACGATGAACAAGACCTGTTGTAGTCTCAATTTCACCATTCGCTAGAGCGGCATTACACACCTGTGCTACAGCAGGGTCCAATGCAGTAAACTCGTCAATAAGAATTACAGACGGTTTATTATAATACTCGCTGAATTTCGTACTTTCTCGTTCCGGATACTTATATCCTACAAACTCAGTTGCAGAAGTACCGATACCACAAGAAATACACAAGTAAGGAAGATTAAGTTGTTTTGCTACATTACGAGCAATGGTTGATTTACCACAACCTGCTGGCCCTACCATCCAAATGTTTGTTACACCAGATTCGATAGTCTTAAGTAGTTTTTCTTCAGGTTCAAGCTTAGCAAAGTCAATAGCTTTTGCTTTAAATTCTTCCTCTGCTTTACGCTTTTCTTCCTCTTTCTTTTTTCTTTCTTCTTCCTGTTTCTCAGCTTCTTCCATAGCTTTTTTCAATTCTTCGAGTTTAGACTGTAAATCACCATAACTACGTAGCTGGATACCTGATTTAGAAGTTTTGTATTCAGTTCCACTTTCACTACGTAATGTGAATTTGTATTCTCCTTTTGTTACATTCTTATCTACAGCAACAACAAGAAAGAATCCTGTAGGATTTACTCGCATAGGTTTTCTTTCTTTGTCTTTAATACTACTATTAATAGTAGCAAAGATAGTATCACCTACTTTTAAATCTTTTACTGATGTTTTACTTTTTACATCAATAAAATCATCATAGTTAGGTTTTTCCTTTTCAGTAGGAGAGACAGGATCTCCCGATCCATCTTCTCCATTAGTTGATGTAGTACTAGCTTCTTCAAAAGGAGCATTCCCTTGAAAAGTAGTTATATTTTGTAGTTTTTCAATCTCAATCATAGTATGATAAAATTTGTAATAATTTGATAAATAAAAATGTGGAGAGAGTAGTGGAATCGAACCACTCCCTGTTTAAATGCTCACTTGCAATTTAAACTGTCCTAAATATGATACAGACTTTTTATAATCCTATCGCACCTTGCAGACGCACTCTCTCTTTGCTGTTCTTCTATTAGAACGGCAATTGATTAGGGTTTGAATCTTCTCCTGAAGTAAAATCATTTGTAGTAAATGAATTAACAGAAGAAGTACCCATAGCATTCAGTGTAAGTGAAGTAGCCAAATTTGTTACTGTCTTCTCACTGTCTGCTGTTACCGGTTTTGTGAATTGGTCAATACCTAATTCAACAATAGCGGATGCAGAACCTTCTGGTAATACCATAGGTTCGATAAATGTATACTTTGCATATGAAGGCAAAGTAGTATAACCATCTTTATTATAAACTACTTTAACACGTAAGAGCTTGGACTTGTCTGCATTATTAAGATATGTTACTACCTCGTTTGCAAATTCTTCAAAGCTAGTACCATTAAAGACTAGTTCTTCATTCTTATAGAAACAAAGCAAAATCTGCATCATACGCGAAAACTGAGTATCTTCTTTTGCTTGAAGCTGTTCATCTGTCATACCTTCGAACTTAGTAGGCTTCCACTCTGTTTGCGTAAGAGTTGCTCCTTCCTTCTCGAAAGTGATTTCTAAGAAATCTTTTCCGGTAGGAGATTTAGCTACTCTTGCTGATTCTAATGTTACGTTTTCGATAATTCCTGTAGGAATAAACTTTACATCTTTCTTTGCTATTGTTAAGGCTCTTTCTTTACTATACATGTTCTTTCTAATTTATTTATTCTGGTAAAAATATTTTATCCCAATGAACGGTTACTTCATTGTTTTCATTGCTATCTGCAATTGCTATTTTCTGTCCTCTAAGATGTGGAGCTCGTGCCTCTCTTACTGAGTTATCGCCACCCTCGAACGAAATTATAGTTTCATTCTTTTTACGGTATACATAACCTACAGCATCGGCTTCCCCGCAGACAATATCACCTAAACGTCCAACAAGGTCAATAGCCATTTCTGTGAGCTCTTCTCCATCTTTATTGATCATCTTATCTTTAGTATGACCAATTAGGATAAAGTTATCACATAGTTCCTTGAACATATTAATAACTTTCTTTACAGCTTCTCTAATATAGAGATATCCAGCACCATTAGGTAACTGTCTAACATCTTCTCCTTTGAATGATTTACCCATTGGAGTTTGTCTATATAGAGATGCTGCAAATGGTAGACATATCTCCTCTAAACGAGTAGCATTATCAATTGCAATATACTTGTAAGGTCTCTTACCAGTCTCTGCAATCTTCTGTCTAATAGCATTTGCGATTTCTCCAAGATCATTGACTGTTCTAGCCTGAATTGAGAGGGCTTCGAGAAACTCGGAGCCACCCTCTAAATCGACTATAAGACAGCCATCTAACTTAGAAATCAATGTAGTTTTACCAGATTTTGGTTTGCCAAATAAGATCAGAAATCTCAATATTTTCTATATAAGACGCTACTCTTATATACGTTCTCTTATGAACTGCTGCATATCACTATGCAGATAAGACTATATCTTCGTCTCTTACGAGACGTTCTCCTTTTCCATCCACAATCACTTTGGATGTACTCCCTTCCGGGATAGTCGTTGAACTTTCCGGTTTACCGGCTTAGCTGCTGATTGTCTTCACTATTACGTGGTCAGAGGTTCCAGCAATTAAGAGAAATTCTATTATATATCGCTACATAATAGCCCAGAAATCTAGGATTCTGTACCTTTGGCGCATTCTTTTCAGTAGGTAGTACTAACATATTTGTTTTGTTAGATACTGCTTTACGTTATCTGAAAGAATCTGAAAAAGTTATCTGAAAGAATCTGAAAAAGTTATCTGAAAGAATCTGAAAAAGTTGAGTAAAGTAGTATAATTAAAGATTAATTACGGTTGTAGTTTTGTTTACCACCATGATGAAATTCAGAACGAATTTTCTTTGATATGGCGATAGATTTTCCAAACAATAAACATTATTACGCTTCGGAATGATTGTGTTACCAACCTGAACATACGAATCGTATTCTCGTACCGGAAGTCCTCCGATTTTATAGTCATACCCACGAGGTAGATTACACATCTCTGCATAATCATGTAATTTCTTCAATGCACGTTCAAAATCTGTTGCAAGGTTATAGTTACAACAGTTATTATTAAACGGGCACATACATTTAGATACGTGATAGCGCGGATTACATCCAAAGCCTACACGTTCTCCCGGACCGATATACTGATAGCTTGTTTCAGTCTCAGGTCCATCGATACCATCGATAGTCAATTCAGGATATGAATTATTCAGTTGATTCAACAAATACTGTTTATATACGCCACGAGCGTCTGTTTTTTTATTCGGAAGTGTAATTGTAAAAGATTTCATTTCAGCCTATTTTAAAGTAAATAAATAATTTCTTGCATTTTATTTTTCAACTAAATTACCATATTTCAATTCGTTCTCGAATTCTAGTATGAATGGTTCTCCATCTCTTACTTTAAGAAAATGAAGATACACTTTGTCTTTTACAGGTAGACGGTCTATACCATAAGCTGTTATATTTAACAACTCTGGTCGAGATAGAGCTGTCACATAGTCGCTAGCCTGAAAAATAGCATCAGATGCTGCAAGATCACTACGCATTGGATAATGCATAGAAGGATTGTTAATACGATCCGGTTGTTCAATATTTCGATTCATCTGTGAAATCTGTATAATACTCGTATTAGAAAGTTTCTTTTTACGAATAAACATTTTCTGTAAATCGACAATAGTACCTCTTTCAGATTCACCTTGGCCCTCTACAAGCAGGGCGTGATCAAGTATAACTATAAGCCATTTGCCTTTAGCTATATTCTCGTGAAAGTAGTCAATAGTTTTTTCCATGTTCTCTACAGTACTTGGCGTATCAATATAATATATTGGATACTTCTTGATCTTATCTGCAACTTCTTCAATTTTGTTGAATTCAGTATTAGATAGACTTTGATCAGAACTATAGAGTTCTGCTGTAGTCTTTCTCAGTTTATTACTGAGTTTTCTACCTACCTGTCTGTAAGATAACATTTCATAACTAAAAGATAGTATAACTATCTCTTGATCCGGATTTAAATCAATTAAGTCAGTTTCAAGCGTATTTGCAAATGCAGATTTACCACTACCACTGCCTCCGGCAATAGTGACAATCATATTTGGCTCAATACCACCACAACATACTTTATTAAACTTATTCCACCTAGTCTTAAGTGGAACAATAGTTTTGTCTTTTCTCTTGCGGATGTATTCTAATGATTCATCCGCTACTTCAGAAATAGACTTGAATGGCAAAGTATTAAAGGATTTTTGTTCCATACTGGGCCTCCTTTGCTTGTTGTGATAGTTGCATTTCCTCTTCGTAACACTCCCACTCGTGTTGAGTGAGCCATTTCCACATCGTCTTCATATAACCTAACTTACCAGAAGTTACTTTATTGTCAATCTCCCACTTCAGACATCCTAATAGGTAGTCATGCATAGCTCTTGATTTTCCAATAATTTTATTATATTCTTTACGACATTTGTTTACATTAGCCCTTAAGAATCCTTTAGTTCCATCAGGTCTTATAACATAAACTGGAAATACTTCATAGAATTCATCAAACATACTTTCTTTTTCACTCTTAGTTACTTCAGTAAGTTGTTCAGATGCTCTATAAATTTTATTATCGTCAGTTATGGTCTCTACGATAAGGTTACGTTGAATTAAATCTTGTATCTCTTCGTCACTTACTCGGCTGAGAAGTTCGTGAACGTCTTGATGATTATTTTGATTTTCGCTCAATACAAGATTAATAAATACTAACTGATTTATTGATATATTGAATTTCTTCAACAGAGATGTATCTAATTCTAGTATCATAAAAGTTTCACTTTATGACATTTATCTAGATTTTGATACAGTATGATAAGTTATGTTAAAATAACGATAACTGTCTTGGTTTTAAATCTTCGATTATCTTATAGCATTCTCTTAAATAATATCTATAATTAATCTTTCGATCTTCAATTGGTTTATCATCAAACTTATTAAGCAATGTTACACCTGATGCAGCAAGCATGTTCTGATATTGCCTCTCAGCATTACCTACTTGTTTCCATTTCCATAGATATCCACCATTAGTAGATGCATAGAACCTATTAGTTCTTTGAATATCTTCTTTCATATATTCTACATTCCACTGTTTACCAGTCTTCTCAGCCATTAAGAATTTCTTAATGTCTTTACAACCTTTAATAGTATCTTCTACGGGAATACCGTCAACAAAATATTTAATAACTGCTTCTGGTATAATCTTAGGAGTTAGCCCTTTACCTAATTGTACCTTAGTAATGAACATTCCTTTTTGCTTAATATAGTCATCCTGAATTTGTTCGATAGACTTATATAGTTCTCCTGTTTTCTTCTTTTGAATAATCTGTTCTCCTGCAAGAAAACGATCTCGTATATCAGTATATCCCTCTTTGACTGCAATATAGTCATTGATTGCATACTGATACATAGCTTCAAAACGATCTTCTTCTAATGTTAGTTTAGTTAATTGTTCCCACTCTCTACATACGTTGTTTACTTTATCATATATAGATTTCTTAAGTAAGACAAATAAACCATCAGTATTTGCTTGTACTATTCTGCACCCTAGCTCTACTAATTTCTCTGCTAACATTAGTAATAATAACTGCCCGTTAATTCTAATCTGCATTGCTGCGAATGTGCTATAACAGAAGTTATGTTCATTTTGAAGGTTACCACTCAAACCATTAAGTGCTAACTTCAATGTACTATCTTTAATCTTATCTCCGTTATGTTTGGCTTCTATTCTTTCAGATCTAATCTGAGAATATACTTCTAAGAATTCTGGACCTAAATGTTTAGGATAAAATCCATATTCTATCAACATACTTGGATATAGTGACGCAACGTCAATATCGATAAGCATTTCATCTTCTGCTGGAATTATTATTTCAGGATCATTCTTAGAATGGATTCCACCAACTCCAACAGTGTACCTTAATCCACCAAATACAAAGTTCTTTTCATAACCTTTTCTGCCAGGAGAAACTACTTGGGTTTTCATTTCGTCTAGTACAGATTTAAGTATAGGACTATCATATTTGATAAAAGGTAATATGACATCTTTCAACGGTATATAGGCTTGCGGAGATCTTAAGTCTTTAATATCCCACCATGTCAAGCCTGTTTTTTCAAGATATTTGTGAGTTAGAATTTTCATTCCAATATTCACTCCGTCTTTACTAAGAACTTTTACACCATACTCGTCTTCAATAGCTAATCGCAAATCAATATCTTTTTTACACCTATCAAGTAATGCAGAAGTAGATTCAATATCATTGATATTATAATCTATCATACTGTCAAAATCTTCAATAGGCAAAGGCTTACTCCAATCACATACAAATTCCTGTACATTCTTATATTGCATAGTAACTTGAATTTCTTTCAAGCCTACTCTAAGTTTATTAGAGTAAAGCATAGTAAGAATATCAAAGCTATCAAACCATACTTGATATTTCCATCTTTTCCATTTCTCTATATTCTCTCCAGAGTTAGTAATTTCTCTACTTAGATTAAATATAGAATTAGTAATTACAGGTATAGGCCTTTCAGCAAGTACATGTTCATACTCTATAATGTAGTTGATGACAGGATTATCATAATGTAAATTGTTATAACCGCAGAATATTTTATCTGAATCAATACTACAATTTGTAGTATAATTATCATTCCATGAAACAGGTGAATTTACTTGTTTAAAGAATAATATAAGTTCAGATAACTGATTTTTACGAGGAGATATTTCAAACTTATGTATTTCTTTTGTTTCTGTATTAATAGCAGAACAATGAAAGATATTTTGAAATACTTCGATATCATATACAAATACGGTTTTACCTCTGATTTGCATATAAATTAAAGATTAGTTTAGATCCCGTAGAAGGATTCGAACCTTCGTCTTAAACCTTATTAGACACGGATTTTACAAAAACCACTACCTTGCTATACAGCTATATATGTATAGCAGTTAAGTGTACAGGAAACATCTCGTTTTTCCTAGAACGAGAAAACTACGTCTAAAGATAAATTTATGAAGTTTGTAATTCTAGTAGAAATAAATCTATTCTAGAATCATCATAGTAACAATCATACTTTGTATTTCGTAGATTGTTTGTGGCATCTGGGTACAAGCGATATGCTTCTGCAAATACTGCTTGCCCTAATCGTACTTGCCCATTTACTTTTATGGACTTCTCTGCATTCCTTTTAATCATAATGCAGTCAACTTGATCTGGATTACGCGGCATGTTTATATATATAATAACGTGGATAATCTTTCTTTATACCTTCTTGTGTATATATACGAATACTTGCAAAGTCTTCCCATCTCTGTTCTAACTTATCACGAAGCCCTTCTCCGATGTGTCTAAGTTCCTCTACGCTCTTATTACTAGGGTTACTACTAAAAGCATACGGAAGCTTATTACGATCTAATCGGTATACTACTAACCAATTAGTCTTTTCCTTCTTCTTTCGGGACTCTTGCGTCTTTTTAAAGCAAAAATCCTTCTGCTGCTCAATGATCTCCTTGATTCGTTTTTCATGAAGTGCACGAGCAGTTTGTTGTTTAAGCAATCGGTTTTCCTTACCGTATGCCTGTGCAACTAGTAAATTGTGTTTATTACTAAACGGCAATTTTTCATAACGTTCTGACTTCGGAGCTTTCTTAGTAAGCTCTTTCTTTACTGGTGTCGCAAACGTTAGTTCATCAAGTACTGGATGACGAAGCATATAATGACGATTATTACTATCTCTCACTTTTTGTTCCTGATTAGCTTTCTTACTTGCTAAACCTTGTTCTGTCCAATAATTGATATATGTATTATTCTTCACTTGAAATGTTTTATTCATTTTTTGATAAATTTAAATAGTTTGTAATAAGTTTGTTAAGGGCGATTTCTCGCCCTTTTTTGTAATTGCTACTTATGCAGCAAGGCACATTGGTGCCTCGGAGAGATCAACCTCCATCTTACTATTGAACTCTTTAACTTTCTTATCGAGTTCATTGATCACTAACTGACATTCAGCCTGACGGGCTTTGATGTAGTTGTGCGTTAACACTTCTGTTACCGGCAGTTTACGTTTCCCTTTCTTAGCCTTCTGAGTTGGATTGATAGTATTTACAAATCCAAGACGAACACTATATTCTTTCATGGCAGATAGACGATAGATATTAACTACATTAGCATCCGGAGACAACTCCTTCAGTTTCATACCCATATTTACACATTGGATACGTAGTTTAACTATTACCTGCTCTTCATAAAGCTCTTTGATTTTCTCAAGTAGATTTTTCATATCATAATTACGACTGAACCCTTTCTTGATTACATTCTCAGTGTTTATGATACGCCAATATTTGTTTATATCAGCAGTTAATTGGTCACGTTTTGCTATTAAATAGTCTACTTTTACTATATTGTTATTCATTTGATTTCTTTTATATTTAGTTGATACTTATGTTGATTAAATATACTAGAAACCGTTACCTGTTGTGCTCGCATCTAAATCGATCTAGCAGCACACTTCTTATTCTCGTGGCTTTCCTTATTATACGTCAGTTACGGCGTACGTATTGCGAGCGTATAGAAAGTAAATTTAAGAAGCCTCGACCCATCGTCTTGAGGCTCTTAAAATTTACAGAATTTGTGCTTTATCCTTGTTACTCTGTATTTCATATACTTCATACATCATCCATATACTTTTTACTTTGTTACTTAGATATTGCAGAAATTTTGTTCAATTTTAAGTGTATAATAAAGCGTTACATCTGCTTAACGCTTAAACTTGAACGAATTGTTTTTTTAGATTGTAGATACTACTTTTCCTCGATATAAAGATCTACTGGAATACATCCTCCACCTAAATCAATTCCGATTGTAGTCTTACCTACTCTCCGGTAATTTGTCCCTTGGTCTTTACAGCCATTGTTGTCAGGTTGCCGTAATTCACCTCCACGTTTGAGTTTATATTCGCCTTCCGTTACACCTAGAATAGCGTTTAAAAACAGTCTGTCCACGACGTAATCATAGTTCTTACTATCAATAGCATGATCTACAATCTCGTCCTTAATTGCATCCCGGAATCTACTCGAAGCCGGTGTATACCGAGCAAGTGCATCTCTAATAAGAAACGCTAGATCCGAAAATGACATAGTTCTTTTATGACCATAGCGGAAAAGCCATGCCCACCAAGTATCTGGAACAGATCTGAAAGTTGTCGACCCATCGTCTTTGATAACTACAGATGCTGCTTTTTCTCCATTTACAAGAACTAATTCACCAATGCGCGGATCCTCTAAGAGTAATCGAAGTAGTTTTTTACGGGATTCAGAAATTAACTGTACTCCTTTCATAGCCTACTTACTCCTTCAATCCGAGTGACCGGTAATATTCGTCGTTGTTCGTTACAAGAATTTTGTTGATATCGTCATAAGCCGAAGACCAACCAACGATCTCTTCCAAGAGATCATCTGCTTTCTTCTTCTCGATCTTGTTCAGCTTAGTAACAACATCAGTCAGACGATTGAGATCCCGGAAGAACGTAGTTTCCTTGGTATCTTCCATTTTCTTAATAGCAGCCGTAACGGTTTCCATAGATACTTCTTTAAACTCACACGGAGCAAGCGGGAACTGCAAGGTAGTATCACCATTCAGAGTAATAACCATACCGTTTTCATCCGGAAGTGGATCGAGTTTAGCAGAAGTAATGTCAATCATTTTGATTGAATATTTCCGTAAGGGCTTAGTAAGCCGTAAGAGACCTTCACGTACTTTGTCATTGTGACTCAGGTCCATATTGTCAGCTTCGATGCAACACAAAGTTTGACCAATAAGATTCCAAGTAGCCAGAATAGCCCGGTACTTGTTCATGTCGAAATTAGAATTGTTTGTTGCCATAATTTTTTGTTCCTTTCTTGATTTATACCCTTTTTTGATAGGGTGGATTAATAACTAGTTTTACTTTTAAAATTCGCATGTTACTCTTTTCTCTTCAATTCAGTTAGTCTGCTCAGTCTCTTAGAGCCGCTTTAAAAAAGCTATGAAAGTAGACAGATGGAATTGGTCAATTCAATGACTTAGAGTAACACTACGCATCCAAAATCTGTAAATGTTTGATAATTTTGGTAATTTCTATTGCCGTAAAAATATCGAAAACAAAAATAAATATGTAATGTCACTATATAATAGCTGTGACACATGCCCGGATCAGACCTTCTTTTTACTGTAGCTGATCAATCAATACGAAACAGTTTTTTGTGCCTAGTTCATATCACTATTAGATGCAATATAAACAACTTATCATCAATTCAACGAATCTCCAAGTATATCAGCATTACAACAATCTAGGCGATTGAGGGACTTTTTATCTAAAAGTTGCAAAACTCACAAGCTGTCCGATTTTTCAGGACACCCACTTGACCTTATCAGGGATTCTTTATTTATAGTACACGAATACTTAGGATTTCCACCTAATCAGCCTTAATGGAGGCCTCAGCGTTCTCTTACGTATAATGTTGCGCATTATACTTTACGAGTTTCTTATGTCAGCGTAACGGTTGGTACTCAAAGAGTAAGGAATTACTCAAATTAGTTCTTTACAAATTCATCTATACTCGTAAGTATAAACTTCATGCAGGTGATTTACTAACAATACTCTTTAATGCTTTAAGTTAAACATGTTCATTCTCTCCTTATTTGGTATAGCTGTTCGTTTCAGCGTAGGCACTCTCCAACGAGTTCTTACAATCCTTATACTACCTCGTATACAGGAATGCTCGTCAGGGCAATGCACAGAATTACTTCTGCTTCGTGTCGGCCTCTTATGATCTCTTGCTTCGCTTCATACTGGATGTATGCGCTGCTCACTTGAGAAAACTTAGTTAAAGATACTTTGCTTACTTTGTCTGAAATTCATACGTAGTTCCAGTCCTACGGTCTCGCATTTCCTCTTACAAATATAATCCTTATACTAATCAGATTATACACAATTCAGACTTATTGCGGCCTCAAATCGCAAGTTAAGATTATATCCCTGTTGCAAAGCACTCTAGGGTTTTATAGTGACATCACTTAACATAGTCACTCTTTGCAGTTAAATACTTCAAATCACTTTGCCCTAATGGACAATACAGTGTTGCAACTGTAAGTATGAGCTGTAGACACGCAATTTACTTCTCAGATGCTAACTTTAGGTTCACATCATTGCGTATAGGTTTGGCACCTAATCCGGGTAACCTGTCATACACACTATCTAACAACGATAGTCTTGCATATGGGCCATAGCCACTCAGCCATGTCAATTTCTAGTGCTAATTTAACTTCAAAAATTCTACCTTCAGATGTATTACTTTAAATCTACCTTGTAGACTCACTTCCAATTAAATGATTTCAATCCAACGAGGTGTTATTACTCCTCTTATTAAACTATATAGACAGTATAGTCTAATATTTCATTAGTCAACGTGATAATACAGAAACACTGTAGTAGTATATGCTTTATGCTCTTACACCTAAGTAAGTGGGCAAAGGAGGGTTTGGAGCCAATCCTTAGAACGTTAGTCAGTTCATGATTACAAACATCTTTTTGTGACCACTCGTGTTATCGTTCCTTCTTGATTTCATCTTTGAGTTGATCCACGAACGATTACGGAAGTTAACGATACTCCCTGCTTTGTTTAGTCTCTGCAATCTGCTCACTGCATATCACTGCGTCTTCAGTCACCAATCCGGTTCTCACTATGGGTTATGCACGCTCTCCCATTTTCCTATTATATTCTTCATGTAGATAAGTAATCAATCTACTATAATAGGTTATCATACTATAGTTATAACTTGTAGTGGTAGCTACTTATTAAACATTTCAGCATCATGTATTACTTATAATCTATCTGCAACTGATCAGGTCTAAACAGAATGTCGTAGCATTTACGATGCCCTTCGAATGTAATTCTATAGCTCTTATATACCGCTTAATTACTCTCTATTAGCGGTCGCCGTTTCTCTTCGGGCTAAGATTTAATCCAAGTTGTGGATTAGGAAGCGGCATAAGCCGATTAAGCAATTTTGTTGTCTTAATAGTATTTTCTACATAAACCTCCTTTTCTACTTCTTTTGTTCTATACTCTAGACGTGTCTCAACGTCTTTTGTTATGGTCACAGTAGCATCTGCGGATGTTTCTCCTACAGTTACTTTGTCAGTTCTGAGATCAATATTCAGAGCTAGGTTCTTTCCATTGTTAGGTACGTCTACCACACGAGGAATAACCATTTCTCCGGCTTGAACTGCCTGACTTGGGGTAAATGGATCATATCCAATAAACCCTCCAAAAATCACTGCGAATGCAGCAATTGCTAAATTTCCGAGCTTCATTGATTGATGCTTTATTCGGCATACGCGGATTTGTCAACATAATTAGTAAGACGATTAACCGGCGCATTGTACAGTTTACTGATTTCTGCAATCTTGTCCTTCAGGATAGATTCAGAATCACCGTACGCAGCGGATAATTTCTTATAAACGTTGTCGCCATTGACGGTTTCAAAGGGCTTTTTGTCCTCGTCTACAATCTGGATTTTCTTTTCCTTCTTGAGAACACCGTCAAGAACGTTCTGCTGCAATCCTAACTTAATATTCTGAGTTACGATTACTAAATTATTGTCAACACCTGTTTCAGTTGCTGCAATGTCTAAACGTCCTTTAGCTTTTTCATTCCACGATGCACATTGTTTTTCAATATGACGGCTGATAAATACTCTTACCAGCTGTGAAATATTCTTATCATCTGCTGTAGGATTCCAAGCCTTCAACAGAGCATGAGGTGCAAGAACAGTATGCTCGGAATTGAGACTACCATACATTGCACTGGTTACGGCATCAAGTGCGCCGTTCCAAGAGCTACCAACTTTAAGCATAATGAATGCAAGAATCTGTGCCGGAAGAGAGTCTTCCATACCATAAGCTACACGACACCATTCGATTGCTTGGTTGATCTTTCCAAATACGCTTTTGTTCGTAGTTGACTGAACAAGAATTGCACGAAGGACCTTCTCCTTCTCTGATTCTTCCATATCCTTATTCGGTTCAGGAATTGCTGCTACCTCTGTACGGGCTCTAGCATCGGCTTTTGCAGCTTCCTTAACCTCTTTAGGAATGTCAGAACCAGTGAAGTCGATTACCATCTGCTGATCATTCTTTTTATCAGGCAACGCTTTCAGTTCGATACCCCACATAGCTTTAGCTTCCTCTTGCAAGGCGTTAAATACATCGCGGTTAACACGAACACCGAACGTTTGCATGTCTGCTTCTACCTGAGCTCCGTACAAAAGGATTTCAGACATCAACAGACCACGATAGTACGTTTTAGCGGCTTTACGAGCAGGTTCACTGAGAGTATCGTCTTTGACGAATTCATCTGCAAACATCTTCATCAATGTAATACCGCTATCATGACTAATACGGTCATTGCCTCCGGCTTCTAACAGACCCTTACCAATGTCTACTGGTTTGTCTTTAGAGTCTTCTGGTTTGTCTTTATCGTCTTCTCCTTCGACGTCCGGAGCGGGGACTTCAACCTTTGTTTCCTCAGGTTTCACTTCCTCGGCTACAACAGTTTCAACTTTCTCAGCCTTCGGTCTGATATCAACTTTAGGCTTGTCTTTAGCTGCGGCTTTTTCCTGTTTTTTATCTTTTGCTTTCTCAGCCTTCGGTTTCTCTACTTTCGGAGTTTCCGGAGTTGGAGTTGGTGCCGGCGTAGGAGCAGGCTCTTCTACAGGTTTTTCCACTTTAGTTTCTACTTTTGTAGTTTCTACTTTATTAGTAGGTTCAGCTGTTGCTACTTTAGTTACAGTTGCTTTCTTAGCAGCCAATGTTGCTGCTTTCTTTTTGTTCTTAGACATTTTGATAATGTTTTTAAATTGTTAATTACTCTAGTTATTTAAATGATGTTGCCCGTATTTATAAATACATTCAACTATCATCTATATAACCACATTTTTCTCTCACTGTAGGTAATCCTTCTGCCTCAGCAATAGAGTTGTCACTTTCTAATATAGGCTCCTGACTCACAGAGTCTTGTTCAGCTAATTCTGCATTCCATACAACGGATGTAGAATTACTCTGTGTGGGATGATTAGAAACCTCTACTGCTACTACAGTTTTCTCAGGAGTTTCCATTAATTTCTTAATGTGTTTTACTCCTGCACCTACAACCAAGCCTAATACCAGTAACATAATAGCCCTAGTAAAGACTTTTGGGTCCTTCATGCACATCGCGATTACATAAAGAACGACTATTGCAAAGAGCAATAATCCAACTACATTTGCCATAATTTGTAAGTATTGGTTATTTATAATCTTCAAAAAGTTGTCTTAGTTTTGCTCTTGCCTTATTGAGACACGTTTTCACGGTTGCCTCAGGAATAGCAAGCTCTTCAGATATTTGATGGTAAGACTTCCCATCTAGGCGAGCATAGATAAGATCCCTATACTTCTTACGAAGCAATGGAATACATTTCATAATAACTTCTACATTCTGACTTAGAATCATCTGTTCTTCAGGACTCTTTGTATCAGAATCAAGTTGACCAGTATATTCATCATCATCAATATAGTTGTTAAGCTGCTCTTTTTTAGTTCTTCTTATATAGTCAATTGAAGTATTAACTGCAATTGTTTTTAACCACATTTCAAATGAAATATGATTTACATAAGTTTGAAGCTTCTCGTAAACCTTTGTAAATACCACTGATGTCAAATCATCTGCTACATCACTGTTTTTAACAATGTTATAGATAGTAAACCAAATAGTTTTATTATACTTTTGATATAACTTCGAGAATGCTTTCTCAGAACCTTCTCTAGCTTGCTCTACTAAAAGTTTTTCTTCCTCTTTCATAGTGCTAGATTATAGTGATATGCGGTCAACCCAATGACCGCATACCGTATTAGAATGGTATCTTTTCGATATTATCGATTCTCCATTCTGTAATTGCTCTTTTGCGGGCCCAATATAAATCTTGGATCCATTTACCATACAGGAGCAATGTGGATTTATCAATTGACTCTACAGACATAATCATACTATACCCAATTCGTAATCGAACTACTTCTGTCTTGCTTTGCGTAGCAATAGTAGATAACATATAGTTGAATAAGTTTCTTTCGAGCCAATCAATGATGTACTTAATAGTGCGATTGGTACGACAAGTTAAATTAAGACCTGCAAGCAATGCACCGTCACCATTATTAACGTGCATAAGTCCATACCATGTTTCTCCCTCTTTCCATCTGCCAGTAAATACTGGAAATGGTGTTACTGTATTTTGGTCAATAACAATAGGTACACTAGCTGGATAATACTGACATTCTGCATTCAAGCGCTTGTTAATTTCTTTCTTTAACTCGTCAAAAGTAATTTGAGTATCTTTATACATACACAAATTTGGAGGTACTGTTGTATTCATTATTGTGCCATTTTAGTACGACGTATAATTTCCTTCAAAATAGTACCTACCTGCGACTTAGAATACCTTGTATTCTTAAGTAGATAGATTGTGAATTTTGGTTCCCAATTGTCTTTATACAAAGATAAATACTCTTTGTATGTGCCAACCCATTCATTGAATTGTTTGTCACTATACTCGACATTCTTGTTAACCTCTTTCTCAAATCCAGATTTTTCGATTGATTCGCTGATACTGGGTAATTCGTAGATATAATCATTAGGATTACAAATAATATCCTGAATTTCAGGATCATTTGGACCTAATACTACAACTTCACCACTTGGAGATGCCATTTTATTCAATAGCACTCCGCTCACAATGTTCAACATCGGAGCAGTTCCGACTACACGGATTAATACGTTTGTTGTTGCTCCTTGAGCAATATACAAACCTGCTTTTGTTAATTCGACCATATTTTACTCTTTATAGAATTGATTTGCTACAAACAATGCATCATTCATTGACAAATTGAATTTGTCTTTAACTTTAGTTGCAAATGATGTTTTACTAGAACTTGATTGCATTAGTTCAAGCATCTTTTCCTTTGCACCTGGAGTATTGAATCTCACCCAACGAGTGACTTCAATTGCTGGCTTTTGTGTATTTACTTCCATTTCTGTTGATTTTCTAAAATAGTATTATATACTTCATTCCATTTACTATAATCAGGGTCATTTGGACTGAATAAAGTTAGAAATCCAGTATTCTCAAATAAGTGCACTATTCGAGCTACAGAATGTCTGTGCATATTTTTGGCAGCACTTTTCTTGCGCCATTCATATGGTACAAACCTAGTATACACATAATTAACAAATTTTGTCAACACTCTGTGTTGACGTAGAGCAATATACCATTCTGATGGCATACGATCTTTAATTGCGTCTTTTACACCCATACGCTTTTCATTTTTATTGATTAAAAATTTAATAATACTTTATAGATCAAATAGGTCATAAATTTACTGCTCTTCTACTGACATTAGAAATTATTTCATAAGCTATAAAGGGAGAAATCATCCCTATTCCGTGCAATCTATGAATTTCTTTTTTAATATCGCAAAGTAATGATAAATCGTCTATAGTGTTACAATAACTATTACTAATACAGCTCATTGCTTTACTAGTAAGATCTCCTTGTCTATATTTCTCACCACGTTTTTTCTTACCTCTTGCCATATTACATATGATTTAGTAAATCAGTAATGATATACCATTCAATGAATATAACAATACCTAAAAACAGTAAGATAAGATATTGATACCATTTCATAGTTTCCATATTATATAAATTTAAGTTAATACTAGTATGTGAGGTGGGATTCGAACCCACACTTTTCAGTATTGTCTACCTGTGTCTAACCAATTGCACGACTCACACCATTAAGTTCTAACATTTTACAGGGTCGAGAGCTTACAACAACACCTAACCAATTTATTACACGCAGGGATATGCGAGGCTTTTTACGACATTAGCTTAGCCGTTTGACTATTCTCAAGCACTCAGGCGAGTATAGTCAGATACGAAAGTTTTGCCAGTTATTGGCTTTATTGACCTATTCATTCTCTTCTTATCGCTGTCAAAAACCATAATGCCCCAGGTTTATACCGTTCAAAGATTTAAGAACTTGAAGCACGGTATCACACTATCAAAAACTCTAGTTCTATTTCCTTAGTAGCTTTTAATAAAGCGTGGAGCATGAGGGGGTCGAACCCTCGTCCAAACGACGAATCAAATGACCTAACAGTCAATGTGAATAGGCAGTTAACCAAAACTACCTACTCTAATATAAACAAATACTCTCCTTGTTACATATGTTAGTCCAAAAAATTATTAATTAGGGGCACATGTAACTCGCACAAAGCATAGATAATATTCATTTAAGATTTTGAAAATTCTGTCTGTATACGGCGCTCAGAATCCTACTCAAGAGCAGAAGAGCTATACTCGTAAGGGTACAAAGACCACTCAGACTCAAATTGATTTTGTGCTCCTTTATCGTCATTAGACTAGTATCAGATAATCTCTTATCATACGTAGTACAAGACCATTGTATTCGATACAAAAAGCGCACATGGCAAATTTTTCTTTACTTACTCTTAGTAGATATATATCTACACATGCTGTTAATTCAGCTAATCCTAGGATAACTATGTCTATTTTGGACTTATTGACACTGCCTGCTGATCTCGTTCAATCCAATTCAGATAAGTAGCCTCTACAAGAGAGGCTACTCGAGTATTTTAATGTAAATAGTTAATGTTACCAGTATAATCCGGCAGCATTACAATAGCTTTCACCTTTCGGATAAGCCTTGTTGAGATTACGAATCTCAGAACGTCTTTGTTCACAAAGTTCAGACGCTTCTTTCTCTTTCTGTTCACGGAATGACATCAGTTTCTTACGGTGTTCGTCCGTATCCTTGTCACCGGCAGCATACGCGCGATTTTCCTCAGTTTGCAGTTTCAGATATTTAACTTCAAGCTCACCCGTTTTTCTCTTGTAACGAGCCTCGATGGCTGTACGACTCTGTGAGTATTCATCGATAATGAGCTGACGTTTTGCTTCATCTTTAGCAAGCTGTTCACGTTCTGTAGCCATCTCCTGTTTTGCAGCTTCTACTGCATTCTTTGAAGGTGATTTGAACGAATCCGCTGCGCCGCAAAAAGTTTCAGGGTTAAACTCTTCACACAACAATGCGGTTGTCATTAGACAGAAAGATAAATTTGTTTTCATACTTTGATAGTTTTTAATTGTTAATAATATAGTTATTTAAATGAAATTCAAAAAAGAAGACTACTCTACTTATTTCTAATACTTATTCGTAGATAACCCTTTTCCTTCTCCTGACCCTATTATAGGGTTGACCGTTGTATAGTCCATAGTACTCTAGCTCACGCTTGTGGCTTCCTTTAGGGGTTTGGTATATTTGTAGTCTTCGGGGGACTGGTTCACCATTTACTAACATTTAGTTGAGTAAAAAACCTACAGTCTATCTGGCGGAAATCCTGTAGTTCAAAAATTGTAAACTGTAATCCGATCATTGATTGCAATTTTGTAGAGCACTTCTACGGTCATATGGATCCATTTTACGGATCTTTTTAGATGAACGTTTTCGTGCCTGAGCTTTCTCAGAAAGCTTTGAGCCTGGATATGAGTCCTTAAAGGTTTTTCCCATTTTTGTCAGTAGTAAGAATCGTTAATAATCCTTTTGCCAATTTACTGTAATAAGCACCATGTAAGTCCATACCTATAACATGATCTCTTTTAGACATTGGTCCTGTGGCAAGTGCTTGCAGTATAGGCATCTCAATCAGATTACTGGTAACACATTCTAGAAATCTGTTTGTGATGTCTGCACTGTGAAAATCAATCAATTCATTGACTGCTTTCAAAGCTTTGATAAACTTACTGTCTTCAATGTCTGTGCAAGCTCTTACACATTCACCTCCTGGCAGTAAATCTTCATCACTTAGTACATTAATACCAATTGTACTGACATTTAGCATTTCTGCTAATTTAGCCCCAAGCTCTGTTACTTGGTCTTCGCTAATCCTGTTAGGAACAGCAATAATAATTAATTCCATTTTGATAATGTATTTAAGTTATTTACTTGGAAATATTCTTTCCGATTTGATGCACACAATACTCGTGTTCATGATATTTCTGATGACAACGAGTGCAGTAGATTCTCTGCTTTAACTTCTTTCCATCAACATTCTCAGGATCAAAGTTATTAATCCAAGCATGACCATGCCTTGCACAGTATGCTTCTTTACTTTTCTGAATACTAAAATAAGATTTAATCCATTTTAGGACAGATTTTAATTTGTTTGGTTTATTCATTTTACATAATATTTAAAATTTTAATGTTAATACTAATTTGATGACGTCTACTATTCTGCACAATAGTAGAATGTTAATAAAGACAACTCTTTGTCTTGGTATTATGCAGATACCACGTTTGCTACATACACTAACTTATTAACTTGTAACTAATTAATCTTAACGCCCACTAAACACTTTTAAAGTTATGCAGAAATCACGTGGAAATGAAATCTTACTAACTACCTGATTTTTACGTCCGCACGATCATAAGTATTTAGAGATGTAACAACTCTTTGCACGTCACGAGTACATCTCTTCATGAACGGTGACTAATCCGAGTTTCTATATACTTACTTACGCCCCACAGGTTTGTCATTTTCTGATGATTTATAGATAATATTTTAGAATTAGTAATAAGAAATATTGTAGCTATTCTCACGAACCGCTACAATGATACACAAGAGAATACTACTCTTATGTAGCTGGTTTTGGCCTTAAAGAGTCAGGTTGTAATATTTTATCCTGTATCTCCGCACCTAAAATTACATTACTATAGACATTGATGTTACTTTCGTACTCTTCTACTATCTCCTTGATTGTAGAATTTGTACCAATCTTCATCAATACCGCAGCAAGTGCAGCTTTAGGCATTTGCATAAATACAGAATCTTTCCTGTGTTGCTCTTTAGTTACTTCACGAGCTAACAATACATCCTCAACTGTAGGCATCGCGATAGTATCACGAATTACTACTGTTTCAGGTTGTACTGATTCTGTAGAAACTTTCTCTTTCGAGAATAGGTTCTTAACTTCGCCTACATTCCAATGTAAGGCGACAAAAACAATGGCACCGATAATCATAATTAAGATTACCCAGAGCCATGCCTTATTAAAAGGCGGTCTGTCATTCATCTCCATCTTGATAATGGTTTTAAATTGTTAAACTTTATTGAACTTATCAAGCACAATACTTGTGCTCTTTTCTTTGATCTTGATAAGATGTTCTAAGGCCTTCGTGGCCCTCCGAATGTACTTAATTTCTTCATCAGTAAGTTCCATGAATTCACTTTCCTTATTGTGTTGAATTAAGTTTTTTAGATTACCTAATACTAATGCATATCTTCCACCTATTAGGTTTCGTTTGCACTGCATCCAAGATCTTGAATTCCAAACATGCTGCTTATTCATAGGCTATCACGATGTTCACGAAGCCAATCAGAAATATTCATCCAATACTTAAGTCCTTCTTCAGTACGACCCCAAGGAAACATTCTATTTAACCATATATATCCATTTCCATTCCATTCTTTGTATTTACAATCATAATTCTCTGGAAAGAAAGTAGGATAATATATTAAAGAATATTCTAAGAATTTACTTAGAACCTTAAAGTGCAACAAAGTATGTAATAGACTATACGGCATATTTACAATTAAATCATGCCTTAATTGCTGTTTTCTTTTTTTTGTTAGTTTCATAAGCCTCGTTTTATTTTTATGGCAGCTTGTTCAAAGATATTTACCCAAAATTCTCTTCCTTCAGGAGTGTATTTCCAATAGAATGCACTATTTAGCCATACTAATGGATTGTTACTACATGTATAGTAAATGCTACTAAAAAAGTCAGTTTTAGTAGAAAGTACATTATTACAGTACAAACCTAATGCTTTATTTTTTAGGAGTACATGTAAGATTACATATGGCATATATACTAACAATTTGTGTTTATACTCTTTGCTAGTTAGTTCCTTTCTTTTCATTTGATTGTATCTCCTATGAATTTATTGAAATAAATATAGTCCTTAACAAGTATAACATAATCTACTTTTAATTCATTCTCGTGTATATACGGATTGTATAATTTCAATTTGTATGTATTATCCTTGTTTTCTTTTCCTACTATTATACAATTCTTATAGGTATTCTTCATCTCAATATAATTATACACTTTCGGATGACGATCGTGTAAATATATAAGACCTAGAGTAATAATAAGAATCAATATAATTGTAGTACTAATATTATTCAGGATATAACTCCCTTTCATAGTGGTTCTACATTTAATCCAAGATGTTGCAATTTATTAATAGCAGTCTCACTATCAACAGTTAAAGTTATTTCTTCTCCTGCTTGTAGTTTAGACATCATAAGAGTATAACCAAAGTTAGAGATACCAGCAGTTGCATGTTGGTTAAATACTTTGATCGGCTCGAGTCTGTTCTTACAGTCTCCAATTTTGATTTTGATAATCTTTTCCATAATATCTGTATATTTATAATTATAAATGTTTACAAATAAAAATAGCAATACCTACTTCACAGTAGCATTTGCTATTAAGAGTTCTCCTATTAATCGAGTTAATAAAACGAATACATACAATCACGCTTGATTGTAGCGCTAGTTCAAGGATTCGAACCTCGATGGATTTCTCCACACTCCCAAGGAAGATGCGCGTCTACCAATTCCGCCAAACTAGCATATGCTACTGCTATAAAAATAACAGTAGCTAAATTAATTTTTTATCTTGACTTACTCTTCAAACCATTCTTTAGCAGCGTGATCTATACTGTAATATTTGCCCAGTGTATATATAACCATACAGTCATTCCAGAATTTACTAGGAACTTTAGATATTATCTTAGCAAAGATAGTCTCGCAGTCTTTTAATGTAAATAGATAGTTAATATTTTTACCATATATATTAGCTTTAATAAATTCCATAAAAGAATTTGAGAATTCACAGGTATTCTGTATAATATTATATACATCTGCTTCAGTAACACCTGTCCATACAGGTAAACGGATGTATAGATGATATTTTCCTATACTACTTGAATTCCTTATGTAACGATAAGCTGTATTAGTAATATAATTTTCCAATGCCTTTGCGCTGTTAGAGTGGCAAGCATTAGGGTCAAGTGTAGTTTGTTGATGTAACTCTTCTTCATATATTACACCATCTAACAATATCTCTATAGCCTGCTCAGGTGTCAAGATATTGTCCCTCGTCTGGTTCTCGATTGCTTTAACCAGACTCTTAATGTGTTCCTTTGAAATACCTTGATTTATAAGGCAATCCAATGCGTAATTTGTTATTCGTTTCATATTTTGATAATATTAAATTATAGGCTTTCGCCTTACCTAAAGATAGCCTCAAATATACATTTGATTAGTGCATATACTCCTAATAAAAAAGGAGCAATCCCCATAATTATCGCAATGGTTTCCCATAGAAGTTCTAATATCTCTTCTAGGATAGACTGTTTGTTGTCTTTATTCTCTTCCATATCGTTTTGAATTAAGTTGCGTTTTAAACGCCTGAAAAACTTACTCAGTAGGCTATTACTCCTCTATCATTTTGCACCTCCAATAAGGCTTAAGTAAGAAACAGGCGTCTTCAATACCTAAATAAGATATTGATTTTTTAAATAAACAATCATTTTACACCTAAAACTTATAAGGATAAGCCAATGGTACTATTAACCGTAACCGGCATTTCCATCTTAGACTTATTATAAGAAACTGGTGTTGCAAGACGTCCTATCCTAAGAGGGACCAGACTGTCTTATAGTTTTTTGTTAATTTAAAAAATTTAAAGCTAGGATTGAATAGTTCCCGCCTATCAGCCTCTCTGTATTAAACAGATAAAGTTACTACTGTTGTGGTTACTTAAATAAATCTTACAGTTTTTTCGAAGCTATTACAGTCAATTTACAACGGAATAAAGGAGTGATCAGTTCCTTCCTCTCTGTAAGTGTATAGTTAGAATACTCGTAGGTGTCTAAAAACTTATGTTATTCCGTAGCTTACGCTACTCCAAAAAAGTGCTATGTCGACATATAGCTATTGTGAGGAACGTTCGAAACAAGAGCCATATATTAAGTTGTCAACATTTTTCTCGTTTGCTGGGAATGTTAAAAGGTGTGGAATGAAAGATAGTCTTATCCTCTCACTCACACACCTAATACTTTTAACGTCTACGATTGTTACCCCCTTGATTGTTGTTTTTGTTACGCGCGTTTGCTCTATCTGCAAATTCAGAACCACCATCGTTGTTATTTCCACGTTTACGGGCTTCTTTTTCGGCTTTCTCTTTTTCTTCCTCAAGGTAATCGTCGTACGTTTGCCACACTGCAAAACCAAACTCGTCGTCAAATTTCATGTTTTGTTTGTAGCGGTTACGTGCTTTACGTACAGCATTTTCGACTGGTTCGTCGTCGTCGTTGCAAAGCAAAACTACTGTAATTTGATCAAAAAGTTTAACTTTTCCGTCGTCGTCCAATATAACGTCTCCCATTTGAAAATTACCGTCGTCGTCGTCTCGTGTATAGCGCATAATGTACACCTCGCCGGAAATATCACTAACCGGTACATTTTCCTTACACAAGTGGATCATTGGATAATCACGTTCATTTTCTTCTTTGTCCTCGTTTTCTTCAACGATTTCACGAAACATTTCAACAAGTTCTTCATTTTCAGGAAATAGTACAGTGTGAAAAACATTCGGGAACATAGATTTATTTAACACATTAGCGTTAAATATCCTTCGTCCTTTAGCGTCTTTCTTTACAAGTTCTTTCTTTTCTGAACTACTTGCGGTTTCTTCGACAGCTTTAATATAAACCGCTTGTGAAACACTGGAGTTTTGCAAATCTACCATTCGAGCGTCTACAATTCTTGTTAACATAGCTTTGAAAGGGAAGAATTTTTACCCTCTGTTTAGATACCTACGGGTGTTCCTCCCATTACTATATCCCGGGGAGTGATTTATGTGCAGGTTTTCGTGTTCATAGAAATACCCCAAATTTATTTTTAAAAATTATTTTTTTTTAGTTTTCACACACACAAAATAACTCGTAAAAATTTTTTTATATTAGAAAAATCCATAATCTACTACTCCAAAAGGTAAGTAGTCACAAGGAACAAAATATAGTGTCACA